GATGCAGTATCATGTACTCAGACCACTAAATCTGTAAGTAGGTGGATTCCTGATACAGACTTGGATACAGAGTATGAATACGTTGTATACGTTGATGATATTGAGGTAGGACGTATACGAGGCTCTGACGCTACCGAGATATTCCGCCATGACGTAGCTATATATGGCGACCTTACTGTATCTGGTACTGTCAATGGTGATTCAATAAGTATACCTTACATAGGTTCAGCTACTTATACCGATTTACATGATTGGTGGAATACTATTCAATCAGCAGGCAAACTTACCGATGGTACAATAACAGACAACGGAGATGGCTCTGTTACTGTTGCGGCCGGTACCGGTATAATCAAAACTACTGATAGCGATGTAGGCGAGAGTAAGTTTTTCAACTGGGCAGAGAACACGAATGTAGCATTGACTGATAACTCAATTAATTACATTTACGTAGAGTACAATTCGGGAAGTCCTCAAATTGCAGTATCGACTTCACTTCCTACTGACAATAATACAAACATCTTACTTGGTATGGTTTACAGAGAAGGCACAGACTTGCATATTACTACGGCAGGACAGTATATTGCTAACTATGCCAAGAACGACTTCTGGAAAGATATTGACGTTAATGGTAAGCTGCAGTGGTCGTCTGGCATAAAACCCTCTGAGAGTGGAACACGTTATCTTGCCTTGACGGAAGGTAAAATATATGCAGGCTTGACACCTGTTACTTTTAATGCGTTTAATAGCTCTGCCACGGCAATAACAGGCTACTATTCCGACGGTGGAACTGGCTGGACTTCAACATCTGTTAACCAGATTGATAACCAGTACTATGATGATGGTTCGGGCACACTTGCCTCGTTGACTAATAACAACTACACATGTAGATATATATACATTGATAGTGATAATCATGTGTATATGGTCTATGGCACTTCTGAATATAATAAACTTGGCGATGCAATTGAGGAAGAACCGCCTGAGAGTATTCCCATCTTGTTATCCTCAATCGGAATGTTAGTTTCTAAGATTATTATAAAAGAAGGACAGACCAACTTTGAGCGGGTATATTCATACTTTGGTATAGATAGACCAGCCGGAACTGTTATCAATCATGATGAACTTGGTAATATACTTGGCTCTGGTGCTTATCATTTATCTGAAAGTGAGCATACCGAACTTACTGAATGGATGGATGACGTTACCCTGTCAGACGGCGGGGAAGTTGACCTTGATAATAATTATATCACCTCTCTCCAGAATACCACAGATGCCGGAGCTGGGATAGTAGGGAATTACTATTCGTTTGATGGGGTGGATGATTATGGGCAGATAGCGGATAATGATAATTTGGATATTACCGATGCAATTACGATTTCAGCGTGGGTAAAATTAGGCGATATACAATTAGATGAAATAAGTGTTGTTGCTAAAAATAACGCCTATGCAATAGATATAAGAAAAAATGAAAATAAATTAAGGTCATTGGTTAAGACAGATGGCACAAATGGATGGAATACTGACCACGATGTAACTGTTAATTGGCAAGCTAATAAATGGTATTATTTAACTTTTACTTATGACGGTAATACGGCAAGAGATTATTTAAATGGCGTAGAAATAAATAATTATACCGTTACTGGAAATATTAATGTTAATACTAATAATTTATGGTTAGGTGGTAATGAGGTATATGATTTTTATCTTAATGGCTCAATCTCTGATGTCCGTATCTATAACACCGCCCTCACCGCAGACGAAGTAAAAGCACTTTATAGTGGTGCTCCTGTTCCTTATAAGTATGTAGGAGCGAGTCAGACAGAGTTGGTTACTGATGGAGACATGGAGACTAACCCAACAAGTAATTGGATAGCTGCCGGTTCACATACACTTGCAGTAGAAACTACTATTGTACGTGGAGGTTCACAGTCATTAAAAGTAACAAATGATGGTGCTACTGCTGGGTTGGTGACACAGAGTATATCATACACTCCATTAAAATATTACCGGTTGACTGGTTGGGTATATGTCCCGTCTGATTGGGATGGTGGGAATATATATCTAAATCTGAACCCCGATGCAGATATTAAATATACAGTTAAATTCCAATATCTACAGGGAACGAGTCCCACTGATACTTGGGTTTATATGGAAACAATAGTGGCAACTACCCAGAGCAGTGTATTAAGAGTTAGAACTTCATCTATTCCGACTGCTGGCAAAATAGTATACCTTGATGATATATCAGTAAAACAAATCGGCTGTGTCCTCAACCTTAACAAATCCAAAACATCAGACACATGGTACGATGAAAGCGGCAACAACTTAGACGCTACCATGCACGGAGCTACCTTAGTAAGTAATAACAAGTATGGTTATTATGAGAGAGGGCTTAAAATTGGTGGTAATTTACAAGTGGATGGTACTGGTGATAGTTATGTGATGGGGAATTTGGGGATAGGGACGGCGAGCCCAGGGGTAAAATTAGATGTGCAAGGTGGTGATATTCAAACTTCTGGAGATTTTATAGGAGGGTGGAATATTAAGATGACAGGTTCTGATAGGTATCTTTATTCTTCTACTGATGGAAGTAATTTTAATATTCGTACTACGGGAACTGGAAAATTGATGCTTCAACCAACATTAGGAACAGGAGATGTGGACTTTTTTAATGGCAAAGTAGTTATAAAAAATACTGGCAACGTCGGCATCGGAACGACAAGCCCAGATACTAAACTCCACATAGATGGCGACATCAAGCAAGAAGTCCATACCTCCGATGTCTCCAATCCTCCCACAGATGCAGAACTTGACGCTTTATTTACAAGTCCTTCAAGTAAGGGAGCCGGATGGACAGCTTACGTAAAAGACTCAGATACCGACAGTATGTATCAGATTACCTCAGACGGTACTAACTGGCAGATAGTAGCTATGACACCAGCAGATACAGCAAGTAGTTCATCTACGGCACTATCAAACGTAGCATTTGCTGAAGGCAACTATTTCCCATCTAACATGGTCTTAATACGTAATGAGGAAATGGATAATACCTTAGATACTGCAACAGGTACTGAAATTACTGTAAGCAGTATAGATACAGCAAATGATACTATAACACTTAGTTGGCTACCATATATACCAAGTATATGGAGCCCTGGCACTGGTGCAAAGTGGGGTCTTATTAACTTAGAGAATACTACAGGAAGTGCAGACCCAGCTATTGATGGTGATTATGATGAAATATTTATAATAGATAGTGGTACTTATTCTACCAAAACACTCAACTATACAGTAGCTAACGGAGCAGACACTAACTGGTCAGTAGGGGATAAGGTAGCCTTATATAATCCATACCGCTCTAATATAGAGTTTTATGATGGTAACCCAGTATTCTTGAATGGTTCTGGTATATACTCAGTATATGCTAATCCTGGTGATGGCTTCTACCATAGTGATGGCTCTTATGTGCTTCTTGTTAATGGTTCTACAGGCACTAACGTAGGGGAAGTTGGAGCATACAAATCAGATGGTGTTGATTGGTTTACTTGGACACAGGTAAATAGTGGTGCAGCCATATTTAATAAAAGTGGCACTGCATCTGACTGGCGTGAAGATAAACTGGTAAATGCTCAAGTAATTAAACTCCCAACCGAAAACAGGTATATAGGCTATTTTTCAGGATATAGTAGCACTGATAGTAAATGGCGTATAGGCTATATTAAGTTTGATGAAGACTTTACATCTGATAGTATAGAATACTCAAGCAGTGAGATTATTGATAGTTCAGCAAGCTCAAACGGCTTACAGCTTGGCTCAGTAATCTATTATGGCGGTAAGTGGCGTATGATGTATATAGATAGAGTAGGTGGTACTGTTACTGATTGGATGGTAAAAGAAGCATTCTCAGATACCCCTGAAGGCCCATTCGCATATTCAAGCACCATTGTTACCGGAGGTAGTACTAACGATGGTATATACTACTCATCACACTCAGACGGAACGTATTACTTTATATGGAAGGGCAGACTATATGCTTGGATAGCTGGAACTTCTCGATACTTGGCATCAGGTACAAGAGCTGATAGAATATGGGGATTATGGTATCTTGATGAATTGAGCGGTACTGATACATGGGTAGAGATAAAATACAATCCGGTATTCATTAACCCAATTCAAGGTAATCATACTTGGGCTGGTGTTGATGACTGGATGTCAGACCACATGGGTCGTCAGCTCTCTATGGCAGTAAACAACTATGATGGTAAATTATATATATTCTTTAACGCAGGTAGTGGTACTGATACATACCAGGGAGGTATAGCCACAATGGATTTACCTGCATTACTTGAAAACTATTAAAAGGAGGACAGGAACATGAAAGACATCAAAGGTAAAATTGAGAGAAGACTTGAGTATTTAAAGAAACGTAGAGAAGAATTACCTGGTTTAGTACAGGAGCTTGAAGGTCAGATTGTACAACTTCGTACAGAGTATCTTGTTGTAACTTCTCAGCTCGAAGAACTTACAAAGCTGATAGAAGTGGATACTACTCCTGACAAGCCAGAGCCTGAGAAAGCAACAGATAATAAGAAGGAAGACAAATAATGTCATTTACAGTAGATAACATATTAGAGCGTGTAAACAGTAATGAAGTAGGTAAGGTCATTGCCTACATTAGAGACTTCTATATGGAGGCTGCTAAACGTAAAGCATTAAAACCTGCTGTAGTCAAAAAGGACATCACAACTAACGTAATACGTTATGAGCTTCCAAATGATGCTGTAATAAGTAAAGTATCTACGCTGTATGAATCTAATAGCTCTGAGCTTCTTAATAGTGATGACCAGACTATAGAGACGACAACTAACTGGACTAATACAGACTTTGCAAGTTTCTCAGTAGCGTCAGGAACTCTTGATGTAACAGCAGATACCGCCAATCAGTCTTGCTATTTAGATGATGACGGTATTACATCAGGCTTGCAATATAATCTCAGATACGACGTTACTATAAGCTCAGGTACATTCAGGTTGCTTACTTATGATAACGACTATATATTAGGTACATTTGACTCTGGTACTAACAAGGTAATGACGTTTGTAGCACCTGAAAGCAGTAAGCTCAAAATAGTATGTGTCTCTGATACAGGCACTGCTTCATTTGATAACTTTAGTTTAAAACAGGCTGCTCTTGATAAGTATAAATCTATCGGCTACCTTAAAGGTGATATGCCTGCTGATTATTTTGATGATGAGGAGTATTAATTATGTCTACAACTTATGATTACTCATTCGCATATTATGTTAAAGGTAACTATCTGTATTTATTTGAACTTAATGAGTCAATGGAATATGTACCACCTACAGTAGACATTACAGATGGGCTTAAAATAGAGTACACTTCAGCCGAGAACGCATTTGTAGATAGCTCAGGAAATGTTGTAACTTCACCTGATGAAGACAGTTACATTAACATAAGTGATGTATATAAAGAGGCTCTAATATATTATGTTAAGGCTAAACTTGCTGAGGATACTGATATAAAACTCAAGGAGTATTATGAGCGAGAATTTAATACTAAGTTTGCTCAAGCCAAACATGCTCAAAATCCATCTCCAAGACAAAGTATACCAGTATACCCTTATGCAATAAGATGAGGAGGTTTATAGTATGAAGTTATGGACTGAAAAGAGTCATACCGGAGACGTCACACACGCTGCCGAAGGTCATGCAAGGCACGTAGTGTTCACAGCTACTTTTTATAGCGATACTGCTTCAATATGCTATATCCAGGATGGTACAAACGAGGTTTGGAGAACTATGCTTGAGGCAGGTAAACCATTTCATGTAACATTTAATGGTGGTGCAATGAGGTCATCACCAGGTAACTACATCAGGGCTTACGTAGAGACTGGTACTACTAAGTATGTAGCTTTGACTGGGGGCTCATACGGGAGTTCTGAAGGAACTGTATAATACTATAGGAGGTTAATTATGGCTTGGAAAGAGGCTGCTAACTTGATAGCTGCACCGGTTGTGGCTGCTGCACTTGGTATCTATCACAAATATATTGTACTACCTACACAGAATAAGGTATCACGGCTTACTGAAGATATAGGTAGCCTCAAGCAGGATTTAGTTGAAGTTAAAACAGATATTAAATGGATAGTCAGAGCTATGAAAAGTAATGGCTACAAGGAGTAAAACAATGAAGATAGTAGGAACACGTAAACTTATTATGTGTATACTTGGTCTTATAGTGTTTCTGGTAGTTGCACTTCACAATGCTAATGTTAATTACTTTGCCCTCGGCAGTGGAATTTTAATGGTTATAGGCCCTGCCGTTATAGCTAACTTTGGTGAGTACTTAACTAAATGGAAGAGCCAGCTATGAAATATACAATAACTATATTGATTATAGGCATTTTGTTAGGCTTTATACTTGCTGAATACTTGTTACAGCCTGAACCTATTATAGCCTCTAAACCTGTTATTATTAATAGGGTTACAGCACGTGTAGATACTATTTATAAGGTTATATACAAGGATAGGCCAATTATAGTAGCTTCAGCAGATACTATGTTAGGTAAGTGGGGCTTACTACACGCTAAGTATTACTTCCCGCCTAACAACTATTTTGATTTTAAGTTTGAGCCTAATCGTAATATATTTAAACCAAGGTGGTATCAGACAAGGACATTTGGATTTGTGGCCGGAGTGGCTACAAGTGCTTTAATTATAGGACTTACAAGAAAATGATTGACGCTGTGCTACATTGTTCCCTCTGCATTTGTGCTCTCTGTTTGCTCTCCTGTCTCCTCCAGCGTGCCGGCTGGGCTTTACTCGGTCGGCACGTTCCCTCCATAATGAGAGGAGGTGGCTATGCCTAAAGCAGTATTTACATATAACGATTTCAGCGGAGGTAGATGTACAGGACTTGACAGTACAAAACTACCACGCAATTATATCAGTGATTCTTATAACGTTATAGTAAACAATACAGGTAGAATAGAGAGTATTAAAAGATTTAATAATAGTGCATACTGGGATGACTTAGATATGTCATATACCATTGACAGCTATGACAAAATATATCTATACAATGCTCCATTTAAGTTTAGCTATCTCACTACCGGAGATATTACTGATAGTAGTGGTACTGCCTTAGTTACTACACCAACTGCTCACGGACTGTCAACAGGTGATACAGTAATTCATACTGGGTTTAGTGAACTATCATATAATGGTATTTTCACAGTAACTAAAATATCTAATACCACTTACACATTTGGGGTATCCTACGTAATAACCGATTCGGGCGTACTACGTACAATAGTTGATACCACCTCTGATGTCCCAATGCTTGTAACTACTGTAGCCAATAGTAACGGCTATATTAGTATATATCAGCTTGATAATACAAGCGGTGTGATGGAGGATATAACATACTTGTACAGCGGAGACGGTATAGTAACTATGTATAATGGTGATAACCATTTATATATATCTTACTTTGATTCTTCCGATACAGCAAATAATATTAGAAAACGCATATCAAGAGTAAATCATACAATATGCAGTACAGACACTATAGATACAGTAGATATTAGTAGTGTTACATATAGTGCCCCTACTAACTCTTTAATGGGTGAGATACCTAATAGCTGGAGTACTGCTTTCTGTATAAATAATGTAGATACGACTAATAGTACTCAAACAGAATTATACTCAGCTGATATGGATGACTATAACATTGGTGGCTTTCCTACCGAAACTTACTATTTGTATTACTATAATGGATTCGAACCTTCGACTGGTATATATAGTATAATTAGCCAGACGTATGATAGTGGTGCTGGGGAATACTATATAACAACTGATACCCGTGTTGGTAGTACGATAAGCACGAGTGATAGATGGTTTGTATATCCTCCGGCGGGTAAGGGTATAGGTGTCTATATGCACCCTGTAGATACCGTGGGTGGCAAAGCAGGTACTTGGGATATAGGAGACTATGAAGTAGCTACGAGCTTCATATATATTGATGGTGCAGAATCCGAGCCTGTAAAAGTAGACGGCACTAATAAAACTACACTAAGTGGTAGTAACTCCGTAATGTCTGTAGCAATAGTCCTGACTTTACCATTCCCAAGTACTATAATTGGTAGTAGGGTATACTATAGGACTTACGGTAGCTCAGAAGAATGGAAATTACTGATTGATATAGACTTTACTAAAGGTTACAGATTAAGTACAAACACGGACTATTTAGGTACGTGGACGGTACAAGGTACACATAGTGGTTGTACCCTTATGAAATTATATGGAGGAATCACTGATTATCAGCATATAGCGGTATATAATCCAAGTGCCGAAACTTATAGAAGTATTAACGGTTATAGAGCTGACGAAGGTAGTGTAGAATTAGTCCCTAAATGTGTTGCAGTAGGGGGTAACAGAGCTTGGTTTGGAGCACCTACTATAAAAGACGTTGATGATAATACCACCTATCATAATAGTAGAGTTTATTACAGTCCTATAGGTAAATACGGTGTTACCCCAACTTCCTATTATGTAGATATTATGCCTACAGATGGTAAGGAAGTAACAGCAATACTGTACTATGAGGGTAAGCTATTTATATTTAAGGGCACACTTGTATACATAGTAGACGTATCATCAGGGAACCCTCTAACATGGTATGTACAATCTCATTTTGATTGTGGTGGTGATGACTCTATAACTGATAATAATATAACAATAACTGATTATGGGCCTGTTTGGGTATGCTCTACAGGATGCTATATATATAATAGCAATGATGGTACTATTAACAACCTTGTATATAGAGCTATTAATGGTATAGATGTAATGACTCAGAACGATTGGGGTTCATACGTATCAGCTCCTAATAGCAGGGTTGGATATAATAAGTACTATAAGGAACTAATAGTTATAGGGAATTATGACTTTACCTTAAACACTGATAGAACATATATACTTGATATGTCAAGTATGGCATGGGCTATTGGTGATGCTACTGGAGAATCAGCAATTAAGTATACTAACATGATAAACTACAATCAGCATCTATTTACTATAGGTCAGTCTGGCTCTTCAAAACCAGAAGTAATGTACTGGGGTATCAATAGTTTAAGTAGTTCTAATTCTATGACTATATATACTAAGATGGAAGACTTTGACCTTCCAGATAAAGCAAAATACATATACTCGGTACGGTTAAAACATGGTAGTACAGCTTCTATAAATATCAGTGTATCTTATAAACGCATAAATACAGACGGTACTGAAGATTCTTCTTATACAGCCATTAGTACAGAAGCTATAAGTGCCGATGGTTATACAATATATACATTAAGCACACCAATAGTGTGCCAAGCTATACAATTCAAGGTATCTATAGAAAGTGTTATACCATCAACCTATGATTATCACTTAGATGAAATAGGTGTGGAGTATAGAGCGATTTATAAATCAATTCCAACGTAAGAGGTCACTATGGGGGCTACACTTAATGTTACAAAAAGGGAGTTAGAGGCTGTTAAAAAACAGCTTACTATAACTAAACAAGATAGGATAACTACTACTACAAGTATACCGACTGTAAGTAATATCGGCGACGACGAACTTAAATTTGTATTAGAGGGGGGTGTACTGTACTTGTACAGGAAGGTCAATGGTGAGCTGTATAGAGTAGAATTTACAAAGGTATGATAATGAAGATATTAAATTTATATTTGACAATGTTACATTGTATTTGTATACTAAAGATAGAGGAATACTATTATATAAGGAGGTTATTGTGGCTACAGCATCAGCGTATAACAGGTTAAGTACTGCGTATGCTAAGTATGCAGGTGTTAAACGTAGTACTATGTCATTAAGTTCTCGTATAGCCGAGATAAGGCGTAAAATCAAAGAGGACGAGGAGCGGTTTAAAGAACGCCAATTGTTCTTAAAGGCTGCTTATAATGTGGCTACTATGGCAAGTGAACGTGCCCAGCGTAGTGCTGATTATGCTGCTGGAACAAAGGCATTAGGTATAGATACTAAACTTAGTCTTACAGATAGATTAGGTATAACATCTGCTGTACCTAAAGGGCCTACTATAGGAGATATAACTCAATATGGTGATGTAATAACACCTCCAACAGAACCTCAAGTTACCAGGACAATACAAGATGAGTTTATGAAACCGAGCCCAGTACCGTCAAGTATGAGATATGCTACAATACCTACATATAGTACAAGTCTCGCTGTTCAGCTTGGGGCATCTAAACGTACTGGAGGATTATTAAGTGATATACTTGAAGAACAGTTAAGAAGAACAAGTAAGCCTATAAGTGGTTTACAGTAAGGAGTGGTTAATATGGCACTACCTTTAATAGTAACACTTGGGTATATGGGATTTCAGATAGGTAGTTCTATTCTTTCAAGCTATAAACAAGGATTACGAGAGAAAGAATTACGTAGCGTATATCTTAAAGGACTCCAATCTTTAACGGAGGCTAAGAAACCTATAGAAGAAATGTATGCTGCCCGCAAAGATATAATATCATCACAGCGTGGCACTGCACTTGGTCAGCTCACTGCTACAACAGGGTATAAATTCCGAGATATAGGTACTGAATTTAGTAGTATATTAGGACGTAGTGGATTCGCTGAATCAGGTATTGCCCGATTAATGCGAGAAGATAAGGCTGAACGTCTCGGGGCACAATATTTGTACGGCAGAGGTACATTACTCGATAAATTTAATGAACAGCTATTAAGTGCGTCACAGGAATATCAAGATAGGCTTAGTGAATTAGCTTCCGCCAGAGCAGAGTTAGAGACAGGCTATGTATCAGCAGGCGGTAGCCTTAAAGCCTTAGAAAGTTTATATAGATAAAATTAATGAAAGGTAGGTAAGTTATGGCTTTAGGAACAGCAGCTCACGCAGCAGAGGTTATGCAAGCTATAGCCGAAGTTGGCAACAGGAGCGTTAGAGCAGCAGAAATTAAAGATGAACAGGCTCTAAAGATTGCTCTTACATTATATGCTGAACAGTCCGAAAGTCAGCGTAGAGCTTACGAAATGCAGTTAGCTACTGCACTTCAGGAATATAGTAACATACAGGCTCAGAAACGTGAGGCCTTGAAATCATTAGCCAAGATTGGCTTAATGGATAAGGCTAAGGGGAATCTTGATACTGTAAGTGCTGACTTCCAGGCTATACTTAATAAAGAGGTTGATAATAAAGAACTTAAGTTAAGCACATTGGCTCAGCAGGAATCCTTCTATCAGGGTAAGATACATGCTGCATCACAGCTTGTTAGTAGGGAAGCTGCTAATTTGAATAAAGCACTTAACCTGTTGAGTGCGTATAGTAGAGGACAAAGAAGTCCGTTGCTTGGTGAGGCTATTAAAATATCTACTGCTGATAGAGATTTTATAGCTGATAAGAAGGAAGTTGAAGCTATTGTAAATATGGCTAAGAAGGCAGGTTACAGCGATGCAGAAATACAAGGACTTACAAGTCAGTTATCTGAAGCCTTAGCTAAGGCACAAGAGGCAAATATTAAACAGCAGCAGATAGACTTAATGAAACAGCAATTAAGTATTGAAGCTCTTAAATACGGGCCAGAGGCTAAACCTGATATTGGTAGACTTACTGAGATTGCTAACACTGCACTTGCTTCTCGCCTATCTTTGATTCCTAAAGAAGATATAGAAGCCAGAAGACAAGCGTATAGTGAATGGGAGACTTGGGCTGATAGGTTATACAAGCAGTATGGATATAAAGGATTACCTACAGGTATGTTTGATACCAGTAGATTACCTGTTACCGAAAAAGAGCCATCAATATGGGCTAAAATATTTGGCGGTGAAACAACTACCGAGGCTGCGATTAACATGTATCAGGACGTATATGATTACTTTAAGAGTGGTGGATTATTCAAATATCTATTTGATAGCAATGCAGCAACTCCTACTAAAGAGCCTATGGTAGGGCCTACAATACCACGTGATATATTAAGAGAGCGTAGTAGGCCAAGGAAAAAGACTAAGAGTACTACCACTAAAACTACTAAGACTAAAAAGAGTACACCTTCTACAAAGCAGAGATTGATACAGGTTGGTCTTAATTATCATACAAATGGATTAAAGGGGTTATTCTAAAAAAAATGCCTGAGAGCTACGTAGATATAGATAGACTATTAGAGCATACTATAATAGGGTACGACTATCCTAATAAGAAGTATGTGCCTGATAGGTCATTCTTTGTAGACGCTTTTAATACAGTTGCAGCAGGCGGACTTGATGCTGTGGAAATGGTAGCTAAAGCTTTATCTTCTGCTGGTATACCTGCTGAGGGCGTAGTTAATTCAATACGTCAATATAAAGCTTCAGCTACTTGGGACGACCCTTCAAGACAGTATTATGAAGATGGTGCAAGACGTACTGTAATGGATATATTACGCTCTGCGTCTCAGAGTCTTGGTACTCGGAGTATTGGTATACTTGCCGGTGGACTTGCAGGATTGGTTACAGCAGGCCCTGCTGGTATGGTAGGTGGAGCTGCTATAGGAGCTACCGCTACAGGAGGCCCTGTATACGGCTTATCTACCTATTATGATTTTATGGAAGACGCCAAGAATCATGGAATACCTATAGATACAGTACGTAATGATGCTATCCTTGCTGCCGTTACTGAGGGTGGTTTGGAAATGGCTTCAGACCTTATATTTGGTAGGTTGATGGGTCTATTTGGCAAAAGCGGGAAAGAGGCTACTAAAGGATTTATGAAGTCATTAACTGAAAAGACAACAGTATCACAGTTTACTAAGAAGTTCTTACTGTCCTATGCCAAGGTTGCATCAGAGGAAATACCTACCGAGTTAGCACAAGATTACTTTGGCTATCATATTAGAAAGAATGCAGGATTGCCGGTAACTACTGACCTTGCCCAGAGCCTTAAACAGACCGCCGTAGTTACCGCTGGTACATCAGCCTTGTTTGCTCTTGGTGGTCTTGGTGGTTTAGAGCTTAGGAAGAAATTTATAAAGTCTCAGATTGATGCAGCGGCGGTACTTAGTGAGATAGCAGATAATCCAGAGGCGGAACTTACAGAGCAGCAAGTAACTAAACTACAAGAAGTTAATCAGGTACGGGCATTAGCAATAGATGAGTATAATAAGTATAAGGAAGACCAGGAAAAAGGCCGTAGAACTTTAGTTGACTTAATAGCTATAGCAAGTAGGTTAGGACCTGTACTGCTTTGGGACTTAAAGTATAGACCGGTTAACGCAAAGGGAGAGCCTGTATTAGGATTAGCCTTTAAAGGACGTGGAGTTGCCACATTACCACACCCTCTTGTAGTAGGTCATGAGATTGGCCATAGGATGGTTGACCATAAACTGCTTGATTACAATAAGCCTGGAATACCTAAAAATGAACTTATACGTGTAAGCAGACTACACAGGAAGTCGGTATATAGAGGTATGTATCCAGATGCACCTCAGTCAGCTATTAATAAAGAAGTTGATAAACGTGCATATAAAGGACAGGAAGACCAGGACTCAATCAGTGAAGCTATCGGAGATTTTGTAGGGCTGTACCTATATATGCCTGAGATAGTCAGTAAGATGGCTCCAAGAACATCTGAAGTATTAGGGCCTCAAATTGACAGAATAACACGCATTCCTCAAGACTATGCTGAAACCAAGGCTATGATTACTGAATATAGTGCACGCATAGCCAGAAGGTTTGTCGGCTTTGCCATGGAGGTTAAAGCCAAAAAGCAGGCAGATAAGCCATTTGCTGCACCTGAAGAACCTACCTCGAAAGACGTATTTAATGAGGAGCTTAATAATAGGGTAGGCCCTCAAGCGTTCGCTGAGGATATAGCTGATGAATTTGATGCTGTATCTAAAATCATTCAGGACGAGTTAGGAATAACTGATGATGCTAAATTAGGCTTCATGGCCAATACCATTATAAAGCGTGGAGGATTACCAGAAGAAGCTACCGCACGTAAAAGATATTTACAGACTGTCGAATGGGCTGCAAGTAAGGTAATAAAAACTCAGAAGAAAGGTATTACTAATCTGTTTAATCCGTGGGTATCTATACGATATGGCTTTGCTGACCTTGAAGCTAAGACTGGTGTAGTTGGTTTACATAAGGACGCCAAGAGCTTTATGTATAAAACCGGGCAGTCCCATTATAATAGCAGTACACGTATAGATAGAATGTTCAGAGATAATGATATTGACCCCAGTAAGTTAGCTGATGACCCAGAGACTATTAAACAGGTAGTAGATTGGCTTTACGAGAAGGACGATAAGAAACGTGAAGCTATAACTTCAAAAATGAGCCCTTACGCATTAAAGGTAGCCAAGGTAGTACATAATGAATTGCAAGGTGAAACAGCTACTAATATAAGAATATCAAGGTGGCTTATGTGGCGTAGTATACCACGTAAGACTCTTGAGGAATATCTGCAATTATATCATAGAGTTACAAGTAATAAAGCCTCACGTGAAGATATAAAACGCTATGGTAAGCTCCAAGGATATTTTGAGTCAATACTTCCTCCTGACTTAAAACCGGAATACGGAGTAGCTACAAGAGGGGCAAACTCAGTAATTATAAACCGTGGACTTACCTTAGAGGAGGCTAAAAAGGAAGCTGGAAAAGATAAGAAAGCATATAAGGTAGTACAGCTAACATCAGGACTTGAGGAATTATTAGACGCCGATGCTGTATATGAATCAGAGGGTATGGAAGGTTTACGTAAGTTCCTAAGTACTAAAACTTGGGGTACTCGTAAACATTACTATATGAGTAGTATAGAGCTTGATAATGCGTTAGAGCAGTTTGTTGGTAATATAACCTCGCCAGGAGTCTTAGGTAAGCATACAACGCCATCAGCACGTCCTGGAGCAAAACTTAGGGAATCTCATACAAGAACTACAGAAGGAATACCTAAAGACGCTGAAACATTCTTACCTGACCTGTACAACCATATTCAGCGTGCTGCTATGATAGCAGATGTTGGTATTGATATGTTGAAGCTGTCTGACAAGTTTATGACAGCAATGCCTAAAACCAGAGATGCTAACAGTCAAATACGTGTATTTAAAAGATTTGTGATGAATGCTATGGGGCTTGATGAATCTGCTCCGGTAGCTGTAAGAACAGTTGAAAAGATTAATAGATTCTTCTGGCAGACTTACCCACTTGCAATAAGCCGTATATTATGGTACTCATTCAGAAACTTGGCACAGAATATGATTGCCGGCGGACAGTTAAATATCGGGGAGGCTGTCAAGTCAGGTCTCACAATAGCTACGTCTGGGCCAAGCGACTTGTTAAGAAAGCACTTCTCACTCAACTTTAAATCTACTATATCACAGAAATTACCTATCTTCAGGCACTTTATGATGATGGAACATGATGTAGTGGATAAAAAATATAAACGGAAGATGACAAGAATACTCGATACTTTAGGGCAAGCTATACCATTCTCAGATGAAGTTAACAGAATGCTATTGTTCCCTATAGTACATGATATAGCTGAGCGTAATATCAATGCTTACAAAGAGGGTAAGATTAATTTTGAACAACTGGCTAAACGTGCCGGACTTAATAACTTACACCCACAAGAGCTATTAGATATACAGGATTTACTTAAACAAGGTAATTACGAAGATGCCATATTTGAGATAGCTGCTACCAAGGTAGCTAATACCCACTTCAGATATAGAGTAGCTGAACGTTCAGGAGTAGAACAGCATAGAACTGCAAGACCATTAACAGGATTATATAACTGGCCTCGTGGACTTGTTGAATCTCTGTACTACAATGGAATAAAGCCATTTGTTGTAGGTATGGAAACTAAAAATTATAATGTGGCATTCTCAGGATTAACAGCACTTACTAAAGTACTTGGCGGTATGTTTGTAGCACGTGAACTGCTCAAAAAGATATTAGGTAAAAAAGATGAATATGGAGCATACGATACCTTTAATACTATATTCGGATACGCTCCTGGTAGTGCCGGACTCGGATTAGCAATGAGTGTATTTGAAGATTTCAAACGTGCACATGATTACGCTCGTGATGGTAATATAGATAAGGCATTCTTTACCTTATTAGATAGAGCAGCTTACCACTTGCCTTTAATAGCTGATACTATTAATGCTTATGAAGCCTTACATGATAGGCGTGGAGTTAAGATGATGAGGCTTCTTGAAGCTAAAATTTATAAAGCCACTAAAGAGCCCGGTAAATCAGCTAAGAGGACTGCCGTAGAGAAATGGCAGCATATACTATTTGGTACTGAGGAAATACCACAATCTGAGGAGGCCAGGAAGCTGGCCAGAGAAAGAGAAAAAGCATTAAGGAAATTATATAGACAGTTAGGCATAAAATCTCCACTACTGAGTGCTGAAAATGCACTTGATATAGATAAATTGCTTAGACGATATAGTGTTATATAGCAATCTTAATTCCTAAGTTTATCAAGTTTTTCTTTATGCTCAATCATTAAATTGAGCAATCTCTTATAGATACCATGAGGTAGGTTTTCCTGCATCCATGTAAATATCTTCTTAGCTTGATATTCCAGAAACTCAGGGCGTCTTAACTGCTCATAATCAGTAGACTTCATATATATATGAAGATTCCTGGACTCTGTTGGAAGCTCAGCAGTACTATATCCGTACTTACGCTTTAGATTCCTCGGCAGTTTGCATAATCCAGCCATTTCCAACACTATATCGTCTTTTATTTCATGTCTTCTTGACTTACTCATTACTTTTTCTTCACTGCCCTTATGGATTTAGTTGGTTCATCTGATTTAATAGTAGCTACTTCCATAGCCTTATTAACAACTTCTGGAGCTACTCCGTTTTTAGCCAATTCCATACGGAGTACATCTTTATCGAATTTAGTACGGTAAGTATTACTAACAGAAAACAGATTAGGTACTACCAAATCTTTGTATCCGAGCTTACGCATAAGTTCAAGTATTTCTTTCCTGTAAGATTCCTTTATATCCTCAAACTCTTTGCATTTCTTATCAGCTCGCTTATACTCATGATACAGACGTTCAAACTTCTCTTTGTCTGTTTCTTTTACTACTGTTAGGTCTGCCATCTTATACCTCCTTATTATGATTGTTAATCATTATGTTTGCCGAACATCATATCTTAATTCTTTTGCTAATCTTTCAGCTCGTGAACCTACTTGTTTAGCCCATTTACTGTCTAACATTTCATGGCTTGCATTGGTATAGTCCTTATTCCTGAGATACTTAATCATCTTCTTGAATGACTTTATTCTGTAACCAAGGTTAAAAGCCATATTAATAAATACTCCTTTACGTATATCACTAAGCTCATGCCAGTGAGGTATAGTACCTTCGGCTATAAAATAAGCTCTGTATATATCATGGTGTAACATAATCTCAGCTTCGGTCTGGTCAATGCCGTTATCTTCTATGTTACGTCCATAACCGATAGTAATTTTACCGACTGAATCTTTATAAGGATAGGTTCTATAACCTTCATCGTGCATGATTGAGTCTATTACATAGTCGAATGATATTTTTGGTACTATATATATTTCACTATCGAATATCATAGTGGTATCCTCCTATTCAAACATGGAATTACTTTCATCACTATAGTCTATCTTCTTTTGAGGTTCAAGTATTACATCATTATTGTTTACAAAAGTATGAATTATCCAACTATAGGAACTATTAAGTTTTATTATATTATATAGCTTATATGGGGGTATTGGTATTTCCACCTCCTCACAGAACTCCATGAGGTCAACTATACCCATTACTTTCTTGTCATAGATTGAAACATATTTATCATCTGTTATTTTAGGCTCACTAAATTTTAGGTCTTTAGGGTTAGGTCTGTTATTACTAATATGGATTGAGACTTTCTCCATAACCTCTTTTAGTTCTGAGAGGAAACGTTCTTTTATACGTTCTATCTCCTCTAATAATTGAGTGTATTGACTCATGTAACACCTCCTTATAACTTTATAACAGCAGTGTATTTCTTACCATCCTTTACCAAAGTAGCACTATATAATTGGTATTCAATAGTTCCGGTAGGCTCTCCTCTGCCATCTAAGTCTCCATTAAATAATAGGTTATCTCCGGCTTTAATTACGTCAGTTATAGTAAATACTGTAGCCGTCTTGCCGTCATTATTAGTTCCTACATCTGGATTACTTTTAGCTCCCTGTATCCAATCTACTCTCTGATTCAATGATAATTTAATATCTGATATAGTATTAGCAGTATTATTAGTTATAGTACACTTAAACGAATCGTATATGTCCGTTACTTCTATACATATTGTAATGCTTTGCTCTAACTCCGCTTTTGTTGCTGACCTTAATATCGGAGCTGCCGGAGTACCAAACACTACTACTACAGGTTTTATTTTAAGGTCTACCTTAGCTATATTACTAAGTTCAGATTCTTCGGTAGGGTTAACAGCAGTCATTGCAAAATATACTGTAGAATCCTGACTGGTAAATTGTATACTGCATGTAGTGTCAGCTTTTGGTATATCATCAAGTATAAGTATCCTGTAAGTACCATCAATCTGATAAATTCTAAAATGAGTTACTGATGAGTCAGCTTTATAATGTTCCTGAGTATCGGTACGTGGAGTATATTTATCCCATTTAAAATCAATACGTACTGATTGTGCTGATAGTATTACAGGTAATACCAATAATATTAATAGTTTACGTATCATTCTGATACCTCCTTATCTTTCCATCCCCATTGGAATATTATTGCATCCGCAGTCTTAGATAAGTATTTACGGTTTTTATACTTAAATCCCGTTAGCTTGAGTACTGTATCAGGATGTGAATGTAAATACTGTATAAGCCATTTCCTGAACTTATTACGCTGTTTCTGTGACCAGCTATGCGTATGAAACCAGAATGGAGCACCATAGTCTATTGTTTTATGGTCTACTCCTATAATACTACACTGTTTTTGTATTATAGGTTTCATAATATCTGGTATCATATCAAATGTTCTCATTGTTACCTCCCTTAACGGTGTTACGCTCTTGTTTCCTTCTACGTTTACGCCACTTCTTATAAGCCTTCATTGTTCTAAACCCTATGGCTTTAGCTAATAATTTTCTTGCACGCCGGTGAGGATTTACTAACTCATTCTTATTCATTATATCCTCCTTACTTAAAATTCAGCTTCATATAGTTTTAGCCTAAGTTGACCCATGATTTAGCTATAGCAGTATCTACCTTCAAAGGTACTGACAGCCTATAACAGTTTTCCATAGTCTCCTTTATTAACATCTTTGCCTCTTCAAGCCGGCTCTCATCTACCTCAAAAATAAGCTCATCATGTATCTGCATAATAGGTTTTATTGTAAAGTCGACTGTCTTATATATCGGGGTTAGATCATTCATAGCTATCTTTAGTATTCCTCCTGCTCCTGATTGTATTGGTGTATTACGGCAATACCTCACGCCCTGCTCATATATCTTAGAGTCTTGTGAATATATTTCAGGTATGTACCGTATTCTCCCAAACATATCACGTACAAATCCATGCCTCTTAGCATAATATACAACATTTTTCATGTAAGATGCAACACCTTTATACAAATCGAACCATTCTTTTATAAGATTATCGCAGTCATCTTCTGACCAACCATGTAGTCTTGCAGCCAACCCTTTAGCTGTTATACCATATAGTACTCCAAACCCTACTGCCTTAGCTGGTTTACGGTGCTTCTTATCATCAAGCTGATGTAAGGGAATTCCGAATATCTTACTTGCAGTATAGGAGTGTATATCTTCATCATTAAGGAATAACTTGATGAGCTTATCATCATTAGATACATGAGCTGCAACTCGCATTTCTATTTGGGAGTAATCTGCTCCTAACAGCATATTACCTTCAGAGGCCACGAAGGCTTTACGTATTGCAAGCCCCCGTTTAGTCCGTACCGGAATATTCTGTAAATTAGGCTCTTTACTTGCAAGACGGCCAGTAGCAGTACGTGTTATAGTAAGCTCTGTATGTAGTCTATTATTACTATCTATCATGTACTGTAATGGTGTAGTATATGTGGATACAAGTTTATCTATCTCTCTGTATTCCAGTATCTTACCTATAATTGGGTGTTTATCTATTTCAGCTACAAGATGTTTATTCTCTGTTGACCGTCTTTTACTATTCCATATCTTCAGCTCATTAAGTATATCTCGTACTTGGTCACTTGAATTTGGATTTATTATACGCCCTACCATAGCTTCAATATCACTTAACACTTTAAACATGTCAGTACGGTATTCCTCATCAAGACTGCTTAGTACTGAGGTATCTATCATAAAGCCATTACGTATCATATCAGATACCATTTCTATTATACCAAGGTCGATGCGTAGTATATCTTCTAAGTTCATAGCTTTTATCTTATTATGTAATGTCTGATGTACTTGATATGTGACTATAGCGTCAAGACAGGCATAATGTACAGCATCTTGTAGAGGAATATCATTAAGCTCACCCATACGCATAACTCCAAGCTCCTGCTCTACTATCCTACGTTCTGCAATAGGTATCTTGTACCATCTTTCATAAGGATTGGCGTCTCTGGTAAATGCATCATGTATTATCCGTATTGCTTTCTTCTGTATATTTTGTGGCTGTTTATACTTAATCTTGCCATTCTCTATCTTAGCTATCTTAGCTGCATTAGGCCATTCTCTGCCTGCTACTACGGATAAATAATCTATAGCCTTATCAAATGTGGCAGGAGTAATAGTGTCTACATAAGAATCCATTTTAATATTAAGAAGTCTATAAGCCAAGTCTTTCAATCCTTGTGGCTCTGTCTGTAGTAAGTAAGCCATAACCATAGTATCAGTAAATCTTTTAGGATGTATGCCTACATCATGTAATAATGGTAAGTCAGCAAGAGCATTATGAAATATAACAGTACCGTCATAGCTGTTAATATAATCTACCGTAGCTTGTAATACCTCCTCGTTATCTGTTAGTATAAAGGCAGCATCTGTATCATCAAGAGCAATCTGAATAGACCATAACTTGTTGTCTACAGTTTCAGTATCAATAGCCATAAAATCGCCGCTGTGAGACGTTTTATAATTTTGAAGGTCTCCTCCTATACTACTGATGATGAGTTCGTTGAAGGACGCCCCCTCTATGGCGTTTCTTGGGCGTATTTTACCGTCCAATACGTCTCTGATTACGGCATAATCATTACGTGTATGCTGTAGAAACCGTGTAGAACCATGCAAGCTTGCTGCTGGGTGATATACTGGTATAATAATTCTGCCATCTACAAGCCATGGTATACCATGGTCTAAACTCATTTTGACTTCACGGCCTAATAACTCCGAAGCTGCAAGACGACCTACTGCCACAATTATTTTAGGATTAACTATATTAATCTCGTTAATTAGCCGGTCGTGACAGCAGGCTATCTCCTCTAAGGTAGGGTCTCTATTATCAGGAGGATGGCACATAACTATGTTCGTAATATAGCAGTCCGATTCGTCTATACCTACCTTTAAGAGAAATTGAGCTTGGTCTCTACCTGAATCTCCTACAAAAGGTATTCCCATAGCAGCCTCTTGACGACCAGGAGCTTCACCTATTATCATAATATCTGCATTAAGATTACCTCTTGGCTTTATACGCCGTCTATTATGTAGTGTACAATTACTGCAATCAAGACACATTATCTGCTCCCTCTGTAATACTCATTAATTCTTTTGCTACTCTGTTGCGTGCCTGTGTTATTGTTTGTATTCTCACAAGATGATTCAGTATATCATTATATTTTATGCCTACAAATCTGCCTTGCAGCGAAAGTTCTGCTATAGCCGTAACAAGCAGGTTTATAAGGTCTGATGCTGTCATTTCCATAATATCAATACTTTCGTTATTCATTGTCAGGCTCCTTACCATATTTGCTTAATTCCTTGCGTACATAACCGCAAGCTCTCACCAAATTACTGATGCGGTTAATGTGTTCTAATACATCTTTTGGATGAACACCGGAAAGTTTGCTGTTATGTTCTGTAAGTAGTGCTATAGATGTTAATAATAGGTCTACAAGTTTTTCTTTTGATAGTTTCATTAAGTTGTCACTCTGCATTGTTAAGTTCCTCCTTCTTATTATTAACTATGTCACCCTCTAACAGATGCTTAATTAGCTGTGCAGCTATAAAGTTAAATATATTGTGTATAGTAGACTCTATACTATCTATACTTAATAGCATTTCAAGGTCTGCAGCATACTTAATATGATAAGTATCTTTAGTTCCTGCAAATTCTACCGCTATATGATATAGTCTCCTCTCGAAGTCTGCTTCACCACTTACTTCTGTAATAAACGGTATATTAATAGAGCCCCTACTATTAGTATATAGTGACTGGCTATTAAGTACATTAACATTATTAGTTATAGGGGTAGCATCTATTATCTTACTACACTTAGTACCATAACGTATAAGCATTGCGTTGTATTTACGTAGCATAGTATTCTCTTTATCGAGTACAAGCATTTTCTGCATTAGCCCCGCATCTGATTTTGTATTACTCATTATTAAGTTCCTCCACTATACGTTTAGCTATTCCTTTACCAATACCCGGTATCTGCATGTATTCATAAGCAGACGCAGTTACTAAGGCTAAAGGAGTCTTGAAATGTTTGGCTATTTCCATAGCCTTCTTAGCTCCTATACCAGGCAGCTGTAAAGCTATACGATAAGTCATAGGCTGTCTTGTAAGCTGTATCGGTTGTATATCTTTAACCTCGGCACTGGTATGCTCCTCAAGATTCTTTGAAGTCCACCAATGATGAAGGCTAATAAGATAACGTGCTGTCTCTGTTTTGCCAGTTGTACGTATTACTATAACGTTCTTAGTAACTGATAAGGTATTAAGTACTCCGACTATCCGATTCACTTTATAAGTTGTTTTGCCATATTGTACAGGAATCCATGACTTACCTACTCTATGCATTACATTACCCGACTTCAGGTCATACTTGAACATACCCTCAAGTATTATATATACCGTATTATAGTTGTTCAGTAGGCCTGGAAGCTGATGGTTTATAAGACGGCCTGAATTTATAGACTGTACAAAATCAGATAATGTCTTACGTTCTATACCGACTAAGTGAGCTGCACCATCATAGCCTTTGCCTTCTATCATAAAATCGGCATATTCTAAGAAGGTGACCTCACATATATCTTTCGGCAATAGCTTCGCAAACTCCGCAGAGCCTACCCTACTATCTACAAGTATCATTACACCCAGTCCTCCGGTGAAGTATCGGGGAATACAAGAGATGCAAGCATAGGGAATGAGCAGAGTTCGCCTGACAAGTGTTCTCCTACAAGTTTGTTATTAATCCTTGACTTCTCTATCTTTATAGCGAACTCATCGTCATCATTTTTGTAATGCCTTATTTCAACCTGTACAAGAAATCCAGTATCTTTATAGCCGGCACGTACATATTGTCCTGTGGCTCTGTCGTCTATATATTCGGCCTTTACCTTGCTAATCAAGATAACGTTTTTGTCATGGAGTAATGCTTCATGTATCATTGCATTTACTTGACTATTTACTTTAGAATAGTAGAACGGTAATACTTTTTCAAGTCTGCCGAACTCAGCAAGTCTAACAAGGTCATACATTTCAGTCCATGTATCTACTACTATCGTTCGGAGCTTCTCAGTACGGAGAGCATCATAGAAGTCGTCTTTGGCATTACTCCATACACGAGCATATTCAGCCTCATCACCAATATCCTTATTAAAGATGTAGTCTTGATACATAATAACTTTGTCATTAAACTTGTCTACCACTCCTTCAAGACCCATATCAATATTGAGTACTGCAATTGGACCAGGAGCTGTAAGACTGAAATGAGTTTTACCTCTACTTTCACGGCCCATAGAGCTTAGTACTAAGCGGTGTTTTATCGCAATCTCATTTGCATTATTGAATCTACTCATGATGTCTGTCATAATTACTCTCCTTTCTCGTTGTCTTTTGTGTTTATAGCTGTAATAATATCTATTATATCTTTCTTTATAGTGTCCCTTAAATCCATAGTTGTATTACGTACTTTACGTAACACATTAGGTGTAATCTGTTTAGCTATATACATCTTAATCATGGTATCACGGGTTGGCATAATCGTACCAATTATAAAAGTGATTAAACATATAATAGCTATACGCCTGCCCCATTTGACACCTGATATTATTTCATCTTTCTTGTCATCATCAAGCTCATCAAACGGTGTCTTCTTATAGCCAGGATATTCTTCTACTACTACACCGTTGATACGTAAGCGTTTATAAAATATGTACACATACGTAAATACACTACCTACAAGTAGACCTAATATCATAAACCAAAAACCGAACTTAGGTATAATATCCAATAGATATATAAACAGTGGACTTACTATAGGATTATCCATAACTTGTCTCCTCTCATTATTTAATAAGGTTATGCTGTTTGGCATAATTTAGTATCATAGTCCAGTTATCAATAATCTCATGCTCTCCAAATGTAATTCGGTATACTTTGTATATATGTTTAAAAGGTCTGGTATAGTCTCCATTATAGTATAATACATGAAAGTCGACAGTATCTGTACCTGTAGCATAACAGTAGGATGATGTCTGTAAGAGCCATCTCTGCACATCAAGAGGTGTCTTTCTTGATGACGTAGCCGTGAATTTATATTCCTCTACTATTAGCTTGTTACCCTCAAACTTAATACCGTCTGGGGATAATGCAATACCGTCAACTATAATCTCACCAGGGCGGTAACCTAACATCTGTACCCAGGCTCTACTTAGGGCTTCTTCCCATATAAATCCGGCCTCCATAGCAAGACGTGTCTGTTCATCAATAGGATTATCTTTTTTGCCATATAAATCATTAAGCAAACCTTTTATAACATCGCTGACGTGCACGCCCTCAGAACGCCATATCGGTGGGCGGAATGGAAACTCTCTATTAAGTTCTTCAAGATGTGGCATTAGTTGCCTCCTTATCATCTTCAATATATGCTTTCTTTATAAGAGCAGATGGAATATAAAACATGGCATTACATTTAGGAGAATTCCTAGACACTTCATATAAATCAGTTACATCTGTCATACCTACAATAGACAAATCAGCTCCCGAGTTAAATACCATGTCCCAACCATGTAGTGGTATACCATAGATATTACCACCATCTTCAATATAATTACTAAGCTCCTTATCTTCTCGAATTTCATTAAGTGTATAAATATCTACTTTTGCTCCTATATACTTCTTATCGTACTCTATGCTCATCTTGTTGTCTCCTCTTTAATATGGGCGGAAAGGAAAACACACGCCCTGAGACGCATGCTTTCCTGTTTCCGCTTGTGTGGGGGTGCTAAATGTTCTTAATTACACAGCCTTAATTACACCTTTCTTATACGTCCACCCCTGTTCAGACGCCAAGAAATCTTCCTCTAACATTCTCTTGAGGATTGCGTTTCTATTAGGCTCGGCTTTAAAATCTGTATTAGCCATAAGTTTTGCTGCAATAGCAGACTTTTTCAACTCACCATTCTCGGACAGCAAGATTGTAAGATATGCAACTGCTTCACCATCTACATCGGATGTCGCTGTATTAGGTGAGCCGCCTTTCTTTTCACCAGGAAGTGAAATAAGTGATGACAGGATAACAACTGTTTTGTCGTAGCCTTTCTCATTCTTCTGGTCAATCTCACGTTTAGGAGCGTACTGTACCCAGACACCTTTTAGTCCTTCTATAGCAGAGAAGTCTGCTCCGAGAAGCTCTGCCGGAACTCCATTATCTTTAAGTGAATTTACCCAAAGACCGAAGTTGCTTGATGACTTAATGCCTATTCCCTCTGGACCGTCAAGTGATTTACCATTATCTGCTATAGTACATGCTTCCTGTACTGTCTTACCAGGAGAATAATATTGAGTATGCTCAGTACCTTCCTCATCGGTATAAACTATCTCTGCAAAGATAGCAGAACCAAATCTGCTTTTGCCATTGTAATCCCACATTACCCATCTTGCTTTAGTAATCTCTGCTACTACATTGTTAAGAATTCCGCCTGTGCTTTCTTTGACGTCTCCAATGTTAAGTTTCATAGAATACTCCTTTCATTAAGGTTAAAATTATTGATTAAATAATCCAGATAATCTGCAGATATGATGCTAGCCTAAGTCATATAACCTCCTTTCTTATGACATAGAATGACATAAGTGACAAACAATGACGCTGTTTTTAAAAACCTCTCTATATATTAATATTTTTGTTAAAAGGTATAAAAAGTTTGTCATGTTTGTCACTGGGTTTTGCATGTTATTGTAAATAAATGAGTTACGATATGACATACGTTTGTCATTTTCGGCATTTTGAATGTCACTGCATGCAAGAGTACCCCAAAAAGTGTTCAATTTCTGAACACTTTCGTATGACAAACAACCTATTCTTTTGTCACTAATGACATAAAACGGCAAATCGTATGTCATCATTTTACCACCTCTAACATTTGGTCTGTCCAGAACCATGCACGCCTGTCTATTGCCAGGAAATACCTTATCTTGCTTGGGTCATGTTTACCTTGGATGACTGATATAATAGTAGTCTCTTTACCGGCATAGCGTCTCATTTCTGGTGATACATGTACTCCATATTTGTCTATCTTCATGTCTTTAATAGATTGCTTAATACGTACTTTAGTTCCGGCCTCTAATATTTTTGGCTCCATTCCACTCATGAGGGTTCTACCCAATCTGATGTTTCAAAGTCAAATTCCATCTGTTCTGGTACATTAGCAGAACGAGTAGGAATATACTGATTATTTTTCACTAAGTCAAGTACTGATTGTATAGCAGCGTTCCACATCTTTACTGCAATGTCGTACTTAGTGAACTCATCAATGTCGAGTTGGTTAAATACTTGTTTGAATTTACTCATCCTTATTCCTCCTTCATGTCTGTTTTGTCACTTAAAGGTGTAATAGTGTACTTAGGTACTTCATATCCTGTATGCAGGTTTCCTTTGCTGTCGTCAATATTATGTATAATAGAATATACTGTAGACAATAGATTCATTAATACTCTGACACGTTCTAATCTGGTAAGAGTTAAATCTTTGTAACTGACATCTCTTGTAGCAGTTACGTCTTCCTGCAATTCGTTGACTGTAAGGTCGAACAGTCTTTTAATACTCTCTGGTACACGCATATCAAGCTCACCTCCTTCCATGTTAGTAATCTTCCTCGTCATCGTTCTTGCGTCTTATAAGTTTAGCTCCGTTATTTAATTCACCTCCCTTCAAGTCTGCTAATATTCCATCTTCCTCTATTTGGTCTATTATCTCTGATACAACAGGCCATATATAATGACGCTCGTTATATGGTTTTTTAGACTGCTCGTAATCAAAGTGTAGTAAGTTAGATATTAACGACCATGACAGTACTATATTGATTTCATACTCAGCGTCATTAAGTCCTAATGAATTGTCAGTTACTCCTGGCGGTAAATTGTTAAGCATTATTATCCTCCTTACTTTTTGGCAGGTTTAATATAGCTTCCCACGATTCTCTATCACAATCATCTCCTATATAGCCCCCACTTATAGCTTCATTAATCTCTTTATGTACTAATGTCCGCATATACTCAGGTAACTCGTCCCAATTATTCTTTACTTCGTTAGCTATAATATCTACTATATATGTTCTTCTACCAAGAGCATAACGGAATGCACACATTAATATTAGTGTATCACTACTGAATTTCATTTTGTATTTATCCTCCTTGTTATATCATTGATTACAAGTATCTCGATAATTTATCGACTTAGATGTAATAACTTTGATAGTTTACCTGTTTATTATTTTTATTTCTTACTTGTCCTCCTTATCTTCATTACCATTATTCTCGCTTTTATAGTTGATTACATCCTCGCAACTTTCAACATCATTATTTTTCTGAAATAAACACATACCACTTAGGACACAATATTTACATGCTTCATGGTAATTCATTAATAGTCCTCCTTATTCAATTTCAATAGTTATTTTGGCTTTTAATGGCGGCCAATCTTTTTCACCCCAATCTGCTTTATTCCTTTACTTTACATTTATAAATAAATCGGTCTGCGTACTTATTCTTGTCTAAATCTTTAGTAATGTTGTTAGCAAGAGTATCATAAGGAAGTATCTCATTAAAAACCGCCTTCTCTGCATCTGGTCTTTTAGCAAATACACCTATTATATAACCTCCCATATAATTATTATCATTTACTACATATACATACATTATAGACCTCCTCAATTAACAATAATACTATATATTATTTAGTATGTACCTCCCGTTCACACTTAAAACAGTACATCTGTTTTGGCTTGCCTGGGTCAGCAATATTCTGGATATTACGGTGTCCGAGTATTCTGCATCCGATTATCCTGTTCCAATATTTTCCGAATGAATCATGCCAGAAATAATTTCCCTTAAATGAACGGAGAAACGGTTTCCACCAACCTCTTTTCAGATAATACCAAATATCATTTAATTCTCTACATGTTCCCATTTTAATTCTCCTTTCGTATTATTTTACAGACTCACGGTGAACATAAGTATGATACATGTATCTACGTTTTTCCGTTTCAGTACTAAATTTATCCATTATATGTTTTGGCGGTATTATATTATCTATCGCACAATCAATGGCATCGTCTTTATGTTCATATACTCCCAATATTAAACCACCTATGTAGGTGTCGTCTATAACAACGTACACATTCATAACTTCATTCTCCTTATATTAATTTATACTATATAACTCAATCGTATATTACTTGACATAAATCTGATGCACACCTGTCTTACCGAGTGTCTTTTCTATGAATATCAAGGTCTGTGATGGTTCTCTATATAGAGCCTTTATCTGTTTAATAGCGAATAGGTTATGACCTATTAAGCTGCCGTTGGTAATCCATATATCACCATCATAGTGCTGATGATAATGGCCGAATATGTCCAAGAATGCAGGTATGCTTCTATTCCATGCTGTTACTGCCTTGTTTGCAGGTATAAAGATACCGCCAGTACCACCTCTATATCTTATACCGTCACCGTGGTGCATACGTATAGTTCTACCGTATACATCTATATAGCCATGATAACCATTTTCAACTTGGATATTAACCTCTTTGGTATCTTTATAGTGCTGCTTAATATGTTGATACAATAACCATTCATAACTATGTTTATAACCGAGCTTAACCCTGGCCTGGGCAGTAGTCCTACCGTGATTGCCAAATAGACAGATAACATGTATCTTTTTGAAGCCGCCATTATTGAGCAAGAAATCAATACCACCTATAATACGTTCAGTTACCCACAATGAGGCTTCGGTTGGTGACATGAAGTTGCTCTCAGCAAAGTCCTCATGAATGTAACCATTAATCATATCACCAAGTATCCCTATTACAAGGTTATCTATCTTAGTGTCCTTACGCCATATACTTATTAGCTTGACAGCTCTATTGAACAGTTTTGATATTCTGCTATCTGCAATGTCGAGGTTATATTCATTAAGATTATTTACAGTAGTCGGCTCTACCCGTTCTTCTACATGCCAGTCACTCAATATCAATAATGGTGTAGTCTCTGATTTACTGTTACCACGTGACGGCTTAATCTTAATGGGCTTTGCCTTGCCAAGAGTTAGTATAGCTGCCAGTCTGTCTTCGGAGCTTTCATATTGATGCTTCCAATACTTAATACTTAGTCTCTGCTCCCTTATTAGTGTCTGCAAGGTTAGTATATTATCCTCAAGACGTATTATTTTTTCTTGCTCTGGTGTTATTGTTAACTTGTTTTTATCCATGCCCTGTTACCTCCAAATCAAGTTATTTAATAGACCTATCGTCTTTAAACTTAATATCCTTTTCAATTCAATAATGTAACTAACTCCGCCTTAATAATAAAGTTGGAGATAGTTACCTTGTTTTACTCTTTATCCTATTTCCATATATCATCTATATTGTACCCAGTATACATACAGTCTAAATACGCTTGTCTTTTATTTCCTTAATAACTTTCGGGTCACCGAATACTCTATATTTAGTACACTTATACGTATAGTCATCTCCTATACGTCTTGCAAGCTCATCTGACTTAAAGTTAAATCCATATTGTTTTAGCTCAACTACTGTAAATACTTCGTCAGTATGCTCACTAAGGAATTTCTTTAATAAGTTAATACTTGTGCTCTCTAACCTTGATACTTTCATGGCTTTACCTCCTATTTTTACACTATTCAGCCAACACAATATAATCTTCATAAATATAAGTAAAAGGCGGCTCACCGTTATGATAACAGCCTGGAAGGTCGGTAGTTACCCCATATTCGTATGTATCTTTCTCGCTTGTACCACTTGCCCTGATTACAGATATTGTAGCTTCAATTTCATTTTTAAATTTAAGCCCCGTTTTGTCATCTTTTGTTATTATTTCGATCTTAACAACCTGTCCTATCTTATATTTAGGTTGGTGCTCTAATCTATAATTCATAACACTCTCCTTCTTACTATAGTTTTATCTCCTTTAACCAATCATCAAGAGGGCAGTCATTAGGTATAGTATTACTATATACTTTATGCCCAGTTATCTTACAATAAATATGCTTTACATTATTAGTTGCGAATGCACCCCCTATGTATGTCATAGTTTCTTCTCCCTCAACTATCTTATAAGGGCAGTCATTACATGTTCTAACTACTATATATGCTTTCTTCATGTTATAGTCCTTTCGCCCTTTCATTCTCTGTTCTTATAACTTTTAACCTTTGACCACATTCACGACATCTAAATATCTCAACAGTCCGGCCAATATTATCCCCTTCAATTGTTGTCTTACAGGTCGGGCAAGTATATATGGTATATATATGTGATGCTTCTTTATAAATTATTTTTACTGGCTTTGCTTTCTTGGTTACCTTCATATTACTTAACTCCTTTCTTTACTATAGGGGCAACGGGCTACTATTTGGGAATTACTATCAATTCCCCAAAGTCATAGGGCTTTTATATTGCGGTAGCCCGACACACTCGATAGCGGTATGTAGCATAACCGTCAATTTTTACACGTTGCCCCTGTTTCTGTTATTATCAACTCAACAACATCAAGTTTATCCATAATCCTATTTATCCAACTCCTTAGGTTTGTTTTGCCACTTATAACTTTTGCGTTTTCTTCCGTGCCAGTTAAAACTATTCCTGAAGTTCCTTTGTTTGAAGAATAAAATCCCGTTGTCGGCAATATCTGAGTATTAAATTCCTCGCCTTCTCCGGCAAAATATAAACCATTAATTTTTATTATGTATTTCTTCATTTTATTCACCGCCATCATTGTTCTTCTTTGTTATAGGGGCAACGGCAAAGACTCGAATTTTGCAAAACAAGTATTCGCAATTAAGAGAAATATAATCATTCGCTTCATTTCTCTTCCCCCTTCCTATTAAACCACATTATAAAAATTATACAACATGCCGCATGCGCCAAATGTGGTAATCCAGATTCATTATCTTTTATTTCACCGGATTGATACGCTTTTATATGTCTCATCATTGCAGCAAAATATCTGTTCTCCGCATTCGGAACATGTTGCCATTGATTGGGAGCATATTTTATTGCGCCAAAACTTAATACTTTTACAATCTCCTCCACCTGTTCAAGTGGGAGCAAATCCCACCTCGGTTTACCATTATCGCTTTTTCGTCCCTTTTTCATATTTCTCTCCTATCTTAATTGCTCATAACTGCTCAATTAATTCTTTTCCCATTTCTATTAGTCTCTCCTTTTATTTTTTTTTTTATAAACCAACTAATTCCACCAAATAATATTAGTTGGAAATAGTTACCCCATTATCCTGAATCTAACCACATTCTTAATTATCAACTCTCTACCATCTTCTAATAAAATAGAAGCATCTGTTTTACCATGCCCACAACAACTTGCTTCTGTTTTGATGTTCGCAGCATTCAAAGCAGCAACTATATCTGCAATACAGAAATCAATATATCGTACTCGCCCGTTAATCGGCATAGGGGTTTGACATTTATAAGTTCCAACGCCCGAACATTTTTTAAGTCTTATATTCTCTGACATAGATACTCCTCAAAAATTATAACAAAACGTTGCATCCGACTGTGCCACGCTGCGCTTGCACAGTAGGCAAGCTTAATTTTAGCCCGTTAAATTATCCCTCAACATTATTAATCGTTCTTCCAATTTGCTGTCGTCCTGTAAAATAAAATCAATAGCATCTAATATTTCACCCCTTAATAACCAATCACCCTTTATGCTTTTCACGCAACCATAGTTGCCAGCGGTATATCTACAAGGGGCTAAATCATTCAAGCCGACCGCATCAGCGGCGCAGCTCTTTGTGTCTTCATTGGTTGTAGCCATATCATTTGCCCTTTCATAGTTTACTCTGGCGGCGGCTTAATTCCGTCGTTATAATTTTGGTTCAAAGTAAACACAAGTATCATCTTCTTTTTTATTTACTACAGAATCTGGAATAGCAATACATTTTCCAGTTGAACCGTTACCACTCCATCCATTAGAACAAAAAACACCATAATCATGTCTGAAATAAATACAATTCTTGCATTTTCTTTCTAATGGCTTTTCGTGACAAAGCACATCAGGCCAACTTAATATTTTCTTTAAACGATTACCAGCTTCTGCTGCTTCTTTTGCATTTTTTCTTGTTTTACCGTGAGTTGCGATATGTTGTTTACCACTCTCATCAACACCAAAAATTACAATATGTGTTAAATTTAAATTTTTACGTATTTCCTTGATTTGCGAGATTTTTATTTTCATCATATCCTCCTGTTTTAACTGTATTTTTCAATTTCTTTATCAAAGCTGTGAGGGCAACGGCAAGGACTTGAACCTTGCATATTAACCTCTCAAACCCGCCGCACGGGAATAATGATGGAGTCGAACCATCTTGCGGTTTCAAAGTGTCTGCCGTTCCGCCACGCTGCCCCCAATTACTTACCCAAACGTCCTTTTAACCATTTCAAATTTCTCAGTGCAGCATTGTACGCTGTGATGTAACTATTAAAATTTTCTGGCATGCTATCATCCTGCGCATCAATCGCACATAGTATCTTAAAATTTTCTACAGCAAAACTTGGTGATGGTATTATAAATGTTTTCACTACGATGTCAGTATCGCCTATCATTTGTATCCAACTCCTGTGAAAAAATACTGGCGTGATAATAGGTAATGTATCAGTTTGGCCATTCGGTATTATCATGGTGATATGTTCCGTATCATTTGGCATTCCTGATTCCAGATGGAAACCAAGTTTTTTAATGACAGTCCCATCCTTACTTTCTACAGGCTGTACTGCCTGTTCTTCCATTATCAGTATACCATAGTCAGGTATTATTTTGTGTGGTCTGTATTTGTGGTATTGGTATATTGCATGAAAGCCAACATTCCCGGATAATTTAATTACCAATCGCTTCTTTGCTAACAGATACTTACCATATGTATGGAGGATGATTGGTGATATTTTCTCTTCAATCCTCAAGCACATTTTGTTCCTCCTTATTATTATTAAGCCTGATTAATCTTTCTTAGTTGGAAGAAGACACTCAATGTTTAGCTTTATCTATTTTAACTGTATAAATCCAAAATCTTGAAAGCCCATTAAGGTTTGTCTTCATTTCAATATTAATTATTTTCTCGTTATCCCCAACAAGTTCAGTAATTGTCTTGTTGAGAATTTTGTCTATAGTATTAAGGTCACATTCTAACCAGCTTTCGCTCCTAATAATGTTTACTTCTTGCATTATTATCTCCTCTTTTTAATTCCTGCCCCCGAATAATTATTCTTCTAAGATATTTCTAACTATTTTGGCTAATGCTGCTATAGCTGCTCCTTGGTTGCCAAAATATTCAGCAACAGTCTTGCCGTTAAATGGTTTCCCATCAAAGGCTTTTGCATCAGCTTCCATGTCAGCTTCTATCATTTTCAAAATCTCTATTTTGCTTCTTGTCATTCTAACCCTCCTTTATAATTACTATTCCTGCCCCCGCTCTTGACGCTTGGCATTCGGCTTTTTACATCTTTGCTGATGGTTAATCAACCACGGAGGATTAATGCCCCTAATATAGATAAGGAGGCAACTCATATAAAAAGAACGTCAGGGCAGGAATAATTACATATATCGATACCCTATATTGTAATAGTTTACTAAAGCAAGCTGCTGCATAACGAATATAGCGTCTCGTATGGATAGTTTAGATACTTGTAGCATTAGATTTACAGTAAGTAGCTGTTCTGGTGTGATAGGTATGTATATATGTTCTTTCATCATTGCTCTCCATGCGTAATATAATGAGTTATATTGTTAATGTCAAGTACTTTATACAATATTCTCACGTAGTAATTTCATGACACGTATACACTCTTTCGTATTATCCTCTTATCTTGCTTGGTTATTGCTTTAATACTTTTCATAATGCTCTCCTTTTAGTCTGTACTTATTAATTAATTACTTTACAATACTGCTTAGCAATCATAAGGTTGCTATAAAGTCTCTCCACTTGTGAAGCATTTGTATTCTTTCATTACGTACCTTAGTAATATTATCGTCATCCCCAAGTATTAAGGTATGGAAGTCTATTGACTTAGAAGTTTTAGTTGCTAACCACATATTACATGTAGTTTCTTCAAGTATATACCATAAACAATGATAACATCTAATAACATAACTCGGAACATTTTGTAATGGTGGAGTCAGTGTACACTCTTTATCCCGTATTAGTTTATCGGCATGACATATTGGGCAATGCCTATTATAAGATTGCTTTTCATATATTGAAAGCTGTGAATTAATGGCATCCAAGTATATATGTTTATACTGCCTTAATACCCTACGCTTATGTTTGCTAAGTTCGTTTATATTTTTCATAAGATTTACTCACCTCCTTTACTAAAATTATTCATCTGCCAGTTCACTAAGTACTATCTTGCTGGCTATACCTATACCACGCCAGAATCGTTCTTTACTACTCCTGGCTTGTGTAATTCCTTGTCTTGCCATTATGAACTTACCAAAACTTCTTTTATCAATAGGCTTTTCCATATTATGTCTACACCATTCAAGATACTTCTCGTACAGCAATTTAATCGGCACGGTAGCCTCTGGATGTATAAAGCATGTGTCTTGCAGGAATGGTCCAATAATATCCATCTCCTCTTGATACTCTCTGGTAGCTAAGGCTATCTCTTCTGGGGTATCTAAGCCTTCAGATTGCCATATTAAACAGCCTTCAACAGCCCATCTTAATATACCTTCAAGCTCATTATGCAGTAGTTCTTTCATATTAGGTACTTTCTTACGACCTTTAAACGTAGCATCAAATGGTATTAGTACCATTCTTCTCCATATACCATAGTCAATCCCCTCAATAATAGGTCTATGATTAGTACTAAGCCAGACCTTCCAAGTCGGCCTAAACTCAATATTTTCTGAGTATAAATATCTGGCAGTTATCATATCATCTCCGGTTATCTGTTTAATCATAGTCTCATCAAGTTTGCCTTTACCAGATGTTTCAACCGCACTCACAAACCTGCTTCCTTGTAGTCTGGCAATATCATTACGTATAGCCCCTCCAGACTGAATCATTAATGTTTTTGGATTAGACGCCTTACTGTAAGTGCCTAATAAATCCCTTATAGTCTCTATAAAGGTTGACTTACCATTAGCCCCAGAGCCGTACATAATAAACATTACTTGCTCTGAGACTGACGCAGTTAAGGTATAACCTATTGCTTTCTGAAGGAAGTGTACAAGATTTTTACGGCTACACATTATATCGTCCAGAAACCTTAACCAGGTAGGACACTGTGCCCTTGTATTATACTTTATAGGTATCAAGTTAGTGGAATAATCTTCTACATTATGAGGCTTAATTGTACCTGTAGCCAAGTCAATAACCCCATTAAGTACATTCAGTTTCATCTTACTGTCTACATTGAAATCAGTAATATGACGTACTATCTTGCTATCCATCTTGGCAAGGGACAGCATAGCATCTATAGCCTGTTTTGACTCACTATGATATGCCCACTTACGAGCTTCTGGGCTATTAGCTGTACTATGTAATCTGTCTATTACTTCCTTTACCACTACTTTAAGAGTTCCAGTATCTTTTACCCATTGTTTACCATCATAACTATACCATGTACCGCTTTTACCCATATCAGGACAGTATAATAATCTGTCTTTGCATAAATCGGCAAATAGTTGAGCATTACCAAGGTCAGTAAGATTATACTTCATTTGATGCTACCTCCGATATGAATTTAATTTTACGGCCTGCATATATGCTAGCTGTTCCATTACGGTGTATAGTGTACCAATCTTCCATATCTACTTTACATAATAATTTACACATAGTTATCACCTCTTTCTTATTAGTCGACTTCTGTTAATATCTTAATATGTCTTCCTGCATATACTTCAGATGCTCCATACTTACCCTTCATTAAGTCTTCAGACAACTCCACTACTAATATAACTGGGGTGTAACCTTCTTCTACCAAGTCAATATGAACTCTCTTTTCATTTACAGCATCTAAATAGTCGGAATATCCTGCTGTTCTACCTATCATATTTTCTTCAAATATGTTAGGATTTATAAGTATATCGTTAGCATGAACTCTGCTTAAACGGTTTTGTCTTCTAACACGTCGTATATTACCGTCTTTAGGATATTTAGATCCCATAGCTAATGAATAATACTCTTGGGTGCCCTTCTTTTTAGCTGCTAACTTAAATACTATAACTTTGTCATATTTTAGTTCTGTAGTTAGATTACACATATTTATTTCTCCTTTAATAATTTACTATATACGGATATGAAATCAGTACTATCTATCCGCTTATCCCACTCCTCAAGCATTTTAATACGTGTTTGTATAATAGCTATTGCTTCATCATCTCCTCCGATTGCACGTCCTCGTAATTCACTATAAGCCCAAGCATCTTTGTAAAGTTTATTACTGTACTTATCTAACCAATCCAGACAAGTCGTAGATTCATATACTTGCCATAAACATACACTACATCGACCCTCAGTATTTATAATACCTCCGCCTCCTCTTAACCCCAATTTTATATATGTTGCTGTATCACATAGATAGCATGTATTCATTATCTCGTCTGTAAGAATACCTATACTATGTGCAATAAGTATATTCTTATATAATTCTATCTGGCTCCTGACACTTTTATGCCATAAACGTCTTATTTGTTTGTTATCCATGATAATTCTCCTTAATAAACCTTTTATAGATAGAGACAAAATCAGTCTTCCTTATTTGCCCCTTCCATAGCCGGGTCACTATAAGTTATATCGGCTATATCAATATAAGCCCTTATTGATGTATTACCTTTAATCATTACTACAAGAACCTTATTGTCAGCATCTTTATATACTGCTGCCACCTTGCTGTCTTGTAATAATGTGGTAATTTCGCTATCTGTCATTACATATCACCTCACTTCCTACTCAGAATTATTATCATCTTGGTCATCTGATAACTTATCTATTAATATATCGGCTGCAATTTCTCGTAATACTTTATCAGTGTCTATCACATCTATTAACCAGTTAAATAGTATTAATATTATTATTCTGTTGTCCAATTCCTTCCTTATTCCTGTAAGATTGCATGATATACCTACAGCCTCTGGGTCGTCTTCTGCTTCTATGGCCAAGATGTATCTAACTCTTTCGTTATTTAACCTGTCTGTCAATGCTTCTATCTCACTCTTTTTCATGATTTAAGCTCCTTTGCCTTATATTGTAATTTATGTATGATTACTACTATCTTGCCGATTGCTTCGTATTTGTTACTGGCATTTAATATATATCGCTTATTTTTAATATCTATTACAATGGTCATAGCCTGCTTACCTCACTTTTGTTTTCAGTCCTCCTTATCTTCGGAGTCTTTATTACCTAATTTACTTGCTAACATTATAGTCATCATAAGTTCAGGAGATTGTACAATTCTTTCAGTCAATATTTTGTATAAATGAATTATCATAGCTTGACCGTCAACATCCCTTAGATTACTTGCATAGCCTGCTGCATTATCTTCATCCTCTACCGAAGCCATTATTATAAACTGTACTTCTTCTTCTCTGAGTTTATTTACTAATGCTGTGAACTCATTCTTAGTCATGGTTATTCCTCCTTACTATTCGCCCATTCGTCAAATACATAGTGGGGAAATCCCGTTATATCTTCCTCATCTTGTAGGTCATACCATTGTTTAATATCTTGCATCAATAAGTCAAAATGGTAGTCTCTCCCACCATAATAATCTATTTTCCTTGAGGCAAGCATGCCTATACACAGCATACCTGCTAAACCGCCTATTAAAAATATAGCTAAACATAATGCAAAACACATGGTTATTTCTCCTTATTGTTTATAGGTTGTGTCATCTCTTTAAATGTTTTCTCTATTACTGAGCCTAATTTCTTATACAGCTCTATCATAATATCAAAACCGGCCTCACCATGCAGCATTGCAGCACCAGTACTAGTATAATTATTAGAATCCTCATCAGTAGCTACACTTATTATGAAACTACAATCAGCAGCTTTTAATTCCTCTATAATCTCCTATACTCTTTCTGGAGTAATCATCTTTAGTTCCTTTCTTTTTAATATTATCAGTCAAATTCTATCTTTATATCTTGTAGTTTATCTAACAGAAATCCCTTTATTCGTTCGTATATAGATTCTGCTATTTCGTTAATCATCCACTCATCATCATCTTCATCTTCTTCTGTACTCCAAGTTTCAATTCCAGCAAGTTCAAGAGCACCTGGCTGCCATGAATTATTTGAGAGCCAATCTCCAAAACTAAGAGAAAGCTCGATTTCCTCTTTTATTGTGAGAGCTTCTTCCAGTTCTTCTATGCTGTCAAATTCTTTTGCATAGATAGGGATTCTCCACCCTGTCCATCCGAAATTTTTGGCTATCTTAATTTCATCTTGTAAGCCTTTAGTATGGATATATATTTTCTTTTCCATTTTTATCCTCCTTATACTATAATAAGTTATAGTTCTTATTAATGTAATTAATGCAGTACTCGACAGCTTCGGGCATGTCCACAATAAACTTCCCTCTTGCAAGCTGTGAGCGTATACAAGCAGCGTATGCAATATTACGAATATATTGTTCTACAGTCTCATATTTAATTCTGGGAATCTCCTGTACCACTCTATCACAGTGGTTGCGGAGACTGCGACGTTGGTTCTTGTCTATTCTATACATTATTACCTCCTCCTCTTATTTCTTTTTATACTTACTACCTTTAACCGGTATAATTGCCAGTTCTCATCAAACTCTTTCCTGATTAGCACCGTCTTATTGGTATATTTATCCAGTTCTCATAGCTTGGTCTTCTATATATATATTTAGTTAATAAATAATACAGGTAGTATGTGGGTCGTTTTTATACTCTTTAACAGCCTTATTAACATCAGCGTCAGGACTTATACTAAGACTAACACCGTTAAAATTAAAATGCACGTAAGAGATATTAAGTTTCTCAGCTAACTCTTTTGCTTGTGTTACAGCTTCCCTTATACTTGTACCTGCTAAGAAACTGACTGATAACGTTGCACGTAGTCTCATTGTTTAATTCTCCTTGTTATTTGTTCCTGTTAATTTGATTGCATACATTCTGATGCCTTCTTCATGTTTCTATTCTAAGCGTCTTGGCATTATTAACCCTTTAATATCACCCATTTCAAACTCGACAGCCTGGTATTGCTCTCTGAACGTAAATACTACGCCAGAGTCGTTATTACCAGCCTGTTTGAGAGCTTTGATAAGACTCTCCAATACGCTCAGCGTGAAGGCAGTTTTGTATTTAATATCTCCTTCTGGCCAGATTGCATCTATTTGCGGATAATCACTTACACTTTCTGTAAGTAATATCTTGTCCTCACATTCAACGGAGATATTGCTGCCTCCAGTCTCCTTAATAGTTAGTTGTAAATCTTTATTTCGTTTGCCTTTTACCGACTTTATAAGCTTTATTAAGCTCTCTTTGTTTAAATGTATGGGTTCTTTCAGTTTGTTGCCTGTTGTTGTACTACCTGTATATGGCACTTCAATAAGTACGTATCCATCAGTACTTACGCTTTTACCCTGTTCAAAGCGGATACACTTTAGGGCTTTGTGTGGATGCTTCTTGTCAGCTACTACTGAACATTTAACATTTCTTGCTGTTGGATTTCTCATTATAACACCTCCATATTTATTGTACCATCTTCACTTACTATACCATTTTCAATAAGGCTTCTTGCTGTACGTCCATAGAAGCCTTGTAAAGTCCAAGCCTTTCCTGTACGTATCAATTCAGCGAACAGCTCAACAGCCTCCGACTCGTTAAGTTCTCCATTTTCAAATCTGATTATTGAGTCTATTATATCGATATTATTATTCATAGCTTATCTTCCTTTGGCACTAATTTCTCGTTCTTGTATTCATAGTTCCTATTAATAAATTCTATACTATCTATAAAATAAGAGTTATTTTACCTATTGTGCTCATTTTAAAGCCTTCTTACTAAGCAATTTTTAAGTTGTATACAAACTTGGCAAAAGCTCCAATAGTCCTGAACCAGTATATTTCATCTATATGCTCAACTATAAATTCCATAAGTTCATCTATGCTATACTTGAAAGCATTATCGTGCATACCGTTAGGATTATCAATCATTATCATGTTATATCTTATATCTGCCGGATTGCTCGTGTACTTAGCTGCATGTATTAAATAAAAATCATGTCTGTTATACCAGACAAGCACACCATTATTTGTATCGCTTTTGAATTTTTCCTTTAGCTTACTAAGAGTGATTACAGCCTCCGGCTTATCATCTTCTATTATCTTCATGATAAGGTCTCCTTTTATTTAGTTATAGAATTATAGTATTCTACTTCAAATGTCCCACTAAGTATATTCGCTTTAATAACATCAATTGTTAGGCCAAGATTATTATTCCCTTTAAGCTGTTCATTTCTTAGATAGGTAAGTATCTTGTAGTAAGTCTTATCTGATATGTTGTTATCAACTATGAAATTAACTAACTCATTGACCTTGTCGATACCTACACGTTCAATAAGACTATCTTCAAGGAATTGCATAGTTTTATAGATACTGTTCATAGTTTGCCTCCTCTTAATGTTACTAATAATACTTCTTGATAAGATATACAGGGATAGTATAGTTCTTTGTATCTGTAATTTCCACATACTCTTTTGAGGTATCATCATATTTTACTTCGATAATATCTTTAGATATTCTTTTCCAGTCCTCTTCGGAAATGCCATAAACAGAGGATTTTGGAAATAATTTATGCTTTGTTTTATTTGTATTGTTTTTATGATACAGCTTCACAGCTATTTTATGCGGATATAATTTCACTTTCATATTAAAGTCTCCCTTGTCTTAATGATATTAATTAATCCCTTAATGTTATTGGCATTATGGCATGGTAAATGTACGTATTATCTGCCCTATCTCATAACTACTTACTTGATAGGGACAGTTGCCGGAAATTCTATCTTCTTGATACCAGACCTGTCCGCATCTGGTACAGATATAAACCACGTGACCGGATAAATCGTTTATTTTTATTATGTTATGCTTTATTTTCATTCTTTTGACTCCGTTTTTGGTTATAGGAAAGCCCTGTCTCATAGTAGGACAGGGCGTATGATGGATGATTTTAGACCGGTTGACCGGTTTTAAAGCGGTAAGGATAGTGACATATCATGCCCGCTTGTTTGTAGTTCCTGCAGTTGGTCGTAATCATAACGTGTTAACGGTCTATGTACTATCTGGTTGCAGTCCGTGCAGATGGTAATTATCCGGCCGGATGGGAATTGTAGTTCTTTAGTGTGTTTATGTTTGCACATTGTTCGTTGTCTCCCATGTCTGACCTGCCTTACTAACAAGGCAGGATGCCGGCACTGCATATAAACAGCACCGGCATTGATTAGTTGGTTGGCTAAAGCGGTTTAAATGTAGTCAGCCGGATTGAATCCGTCCGGTTTTACCGTACCGGTTTTGTACTTTCCGGCATCTAATTTCTCGTACTCTTTTATGGCTTTTGCCAAGAGTTCGTGGATTGCTTTTGCCTTGTTCAATTTCAACCTGAGCAATGTTTTTGTGTACGGCCTGTCTTCAATCATCGACGGGAACATGTCGAATAGGACGATTTTAGGCGTTGTCTCATCATAAGACCTTATATTACAGGCTGTAACGCCCCCGTTGCTAAACGTCTCTTTGAATCCTATCGACTTGAGAACGACGTCTTTGTTTACATCATAGTCGCTTTTCTTTTTGCTTGCTTTTGTACGTGCCATCTTACTTCTCCTTACGTTTTATTACTCCGGCACTATTTCCTTACATGCTTAGCCGGTATATAGCATGCAAGTATCTTATTATTATATATATTCTTTAAAGATATGTTTAAGCATGTCGTATGCTTCATCTCTAAATATTTCTCTTGTATCAGTCCTGTTATTTATTATTGCAATTTGTTTCAGCCGATTATTAATCATTATAGTATAGCAATAGTCAACGTCTGTTATAGTTATTTCAATACTATCAATTGTCTTTTCCATAGTTGCACCTCTTTTCTTGTTACGTTACTATACTGTTAGTGTTATTGTATATGTAGTACTGCTTTTATTATCTCATCTTTGTCTACTTCCTCAAATTCAAGCATTATCTTGCTGATATTAATTCCGTGTTTTTCCGTAAATCTAATAATATCAACAAGTAACTCTGCTGCATTACCTTTTATAAACATTAGCTTTTCCATAATATACCCTCTCTTATTAATAATACTTTATATGTTGTCTGCCGTGCCACGCTCACATATACAGCAAAGCCCGTGCCAAACTTTCGGCTGACTGCCTAACCTTAGCAAAAACAACCGCTTAGCATTTTATTACTTTATACTTGTATATTACATAAAAAGGCCAATTTTAGGCCATCTATCCGATTTTTGTCCAGCCCGTCTTTATTCGTTCGGGCATAATATAGACCGCTTGCGGCTTCGGCAAGATGCCCGCTCCGATGTTCTGCCCGGTCGATTCCAGCCCGTGTGGTCGATTCCAGACCATGCCGTAAGTCCTTGAAAAAGAAGGCTTTATGAAAAATAACGAAAATCTAATATACGAAAACCCGATTTTACGGGGGCGGGTGTTGTTATGGTATATCCCTCTCTTAAAACATATATATATTTACATTAACATTCGTATCTGCTAAAATATATTATTTATTTGCTTGCATATTTGAATAATAGTAGTATATTATCTTAGTAACGTGTATAACAGTATAAAGGAGGGGATTATGTTAAAATTACTTGTAGGGACGTTCTTATTATTAGCTGGGCTGTTGCATTACAGTCCGTCATTTAGAATGTCTTATGATACCTTAGCATTTACTGGTGATAAGATTCAGCATTGTGCTGGCTCATATATGCTGACCTTGGCGTATTGGAAGGTATTTAGCTTATCGGCCGCAGATGCTGCGTATTTGGCCTTAATATCTGGTACTGTATGGGAAATTAAGGATGCCTATGTGCCTTATGAGAAGCATGGTTGGATAGGCGGAGATGGATTCTCCACTAATGACCTCATAGCAGACACAATAGGTATCTTTATGGCTCTAATAACTATCTTAATATTACATACTTTAGGAGTATAGTATGTATACTAAAAGGATTAAAGGCGAGCTTAACTATATATTTGATACGGTTGATGAATTTGTGCAGCATTTTAGTCCTGATGTGCCGGAGTTATGGGACGATTGGCGTACTGCTCCGGTTGGGGCATGGGTAAAGTCTGATGACGGCCGGATATGCCAGATTATTCATAGGGGTAAGCTCAGAGATGGCGAGTATATAAGGACTATACTTGGAGCTTATAACTGCAATTCGCCGTCTGAATTCTTGGATACAGACCCATTGCAGCACTCAAACAGGTTCTCATTTGGCAGAAATAGATGGATAGGCGACTATGCTACACGCTCAGAAAAGCGGTGGATATTCTTTATGATGAATGGAGCAGACCCTATAGTAGCTTACAAGATGGCATATCCAAAGGCAAAAAGCGAGAATTATATATATAAAAGAGTACATGATTTATTAACATCAAGGAGAATAAAAATGGCTATGAAACGTGAAGCTAAGGAGGCTGCTGATAAACTTGGTGTCAGTGCCGAATATGTAATAAACGGATTTAAGAAGCTACACGAAAAGGCAAAGCACGAGAAGTATAAATTGGACGCTCTTAAAGAGCTTGCTAAAATAGCTGACGTATATCCAGATGAACCTAAGCAAAAGGGCTGGACTCCAATAGACGGAGGAGGTATAATAGATGCTAACGAGATTGAAGATGTAAACCAAGAGCTCTTAGATGCACCTAATGTACCGAGTCTTAATCCAGCGAAAGGAGTTAACGATGCCTAAAAAGTTAGAACGTAAACTTAAAAGAGAAGCTAAGAAGAAAGGTCTTACCGGAAAACGTGCAGATGCTTACGTATATGGTACTATGCGTAAACTCGGTTGGAAGCCGAGCAGAGAAAAGAAGAGCAGTAAGAAGCACGTTAAAAAAGCACGCAAGAAGAGATGACTGTAAACACTTTCAACATTACCGCTCCTCCAAAACAGTTAGCTAAGGAGGAGCAATTACTTGAGTTAGGACGTACAAACTTAATAGCCTATGGTAAGCTGTTCCTGCCTGGCGACTTCAAGAAAACCAAGACCCCGTTCTTTCATTATGAAATAGCGGACGCATATCTTGATGAATTAATACGCCAGCTTGCAGTTATCATAGCTCGTGGGCATGGTAAGACTGTGCTTACTAAGGCTTTTCTCCTTCATAAGATAACTTACTACAATCCCAAAGAAGGTCCTCCTCCATTAATGGCTTGGATAGCAGACACTATAGATAAGGTCTATAACAATATGGACTATATAGATAAACAGATAAGATTCAATAGCCGTATAAGACGCTATTTTGGAGACCTTAGTGGTAAACGTAGAGGCCTTAAATGGTCAGAACATTATAAGGAATTCGTTAATGGTGTAGCTCTGATAGCACGTTCTAACACAAAAGGCGTACGTGGTGAAAGTAAAGGTAATGTATTAGGAGGTTCTGAGCGTTTCCACCTTATTGTACTTGATGACATAGAGAACGAGAAGAACACTATAACGTATGAAGCCCGTGAATATATTAAGCGTGAAGTAACAAACGCTATATTCCCAGCTTTAGAACCTAATATAGGCCGTCTAATATTTAATGGAACTCCGGTACATAACGACTCTCTATGCCAGAATATACTTGACGGCTGGAATAAAGCAATACGTGATGGTACAACAGACAACTATTCCTGGAAGGTTATTAGCTATAGTGCTACTCAGCCTAATATGCCTGGTGGTGTATTATGGCCTGACTACTTTCCTAAAGAACGGCTTGAGGAACGCCGTAAATTCTATCTTGATACAGTCGGCTCAGACGCCGGTTACTACCAAGAGTACGAGCTTAAAGTCATTAGCGATTCAACCCGTATATGGGGCAGAGACCATTACAAGATACATAATTGCAGTTACTACTATGACGAGGAACTACAGCACAGTTTCTTAGTAAACGACCATGGAGTAAAGATACCAGTACATTGTTTTCTTGGTAGTGACCCTGCTACAGATATAGATACAAGAAACAGCGATAAGAACGTAATCTTAATAATAGCAGTAGACAAAGATACCAATATCTATGTATTAGAGTATGTATCAGAACTTAGTATACCAGAAGTAGGTATATATGACGCTAACGGTAATCTTATAGGTGATAAAGGAGTAACTGAGCATATAGTCGAGCTTTATGACCGTTATCATTGCAAGAATGGAACATTGGAAGATGTAGCTATGACCCGTGGCGTATGGAATAATCTTGACGCCTATAAGGTACGTCATAATAGGCATGATATATTAATTATACCAGAGCAGCCACAAGGCCGTGAAAAGTTAAATAAGATACAAGCCGGACTTAGTACTCACTTCTCACACCGTAGAATATATCTCAGAGAAGATATGTGGGAATTAAGAGAACAGATAGAGTCATTCGGCAAATCTATGGCCCATGATGACGTAATAGAAGCACTCTATTTTGCTACACGTAATATGCAAGCACCAAATGAACTCGAAAATAAATACGGTGTATATAAACGTAGACGCCGTAAATTTCATATAAAAAGCTGGACTGTATTATAAACATAAGGAGTAGATTATGGCTAAGAAATTATCTAAGAAGGAGAAAGCCAAGACCAACTATACGTTATATAAGAATATACGTAATGGGCCTTGGCAAAAATGGCGTGAGGACAGCCAGGAGTCTTACGACTTCAGCCTCGGAGACCAGCTTACTAAAAAGGAGCTGGACGACCTCAAAAAGGCTGGTATGCCTACTTTTATTGTAGACAAGATAAGCCAGTCTATTGAAGTACTTAAATACTTTATTACCGCTAATAATCCTGAGTTTACAGCTATCGGCACAGAGCTTAGTGATGACAGGTTAGCTCAAGTACATCAAGCAGTATTAAAGCATATCATGTATACATCAGGATTTAAGGGAGTATTCGGTAGTGTAATATCTGATGCCTTATCAAAATCCGTTGGTTATCTGATGTGCTATATAGACCCTGACCTTGATAATGGAAACGGTGAAGTACTGATACGTAACTTAAACCCATGGGACGTATATCCTGACCCGTCAAGTGTAGATATTATGTACAGAGATGCAGAATATATACTTGTCAGGAAACTATTTACCAAGAACACCCTTATAAATATGCTGCCAGACTATGAGTCTGTTATAAAGAAAGCTATACCTGGGGATATAAATAAGGAAGATTATTCTGGTAAAGACTCGGACGAAAGCAACTCTATACAGCCTTGGGATATATCAAATACAATAGATAAGGAAGGTTCTACGCAGACATTAATAGATTACTATGAGAAATACTTCAAGAAACGTGTCAAATACTGGACTTTAACTATACGAGAGGAGCTTGATGAATCTCAGCTTGAACAAGTTAATAAGAACATAGAAGCTGAAATGGCTAACTTCCAGAGACAAATCATGACTGAGGTTGAAAGTAAGTCAATAGATATTAAAGATGCCATGAAACGTGGTGATATATCTAAGGAACGTGCAGAATTTGACCTGAAGCAATTACAGGAACAGGCAGCTCAGATGATTGAGCAGCATAGAACCGACCTAATTAATCAGGTTGTAGCTTCAATAAGTAAGACTGAAGTGCGTGTAATAAGTGATGATGAGTACAAGCTGCTCATTAAAAACAAAGACTTAAAGGATAGAATAATAAAAGCTGTAGACTATTGGGAAACTCGTATTGGGGTAATTGCATCGGTAGGAGCTGACACCTTCTTATATGAGACTACCTTACCGATAAGTGATTACCCCATTGTACCTATACCTTATACGCATACTGGTACTCCATACCCAATCTCGGCAGTACGCAAGGTAGTAGGTAAACAGCGTGAAGTTAATAAGACTCATCAGCTTATGGTATATAATGCGACTCTCGGTTCTTCATTACGCTGGACTCACGAACAAGGAGCTATACCAGATGAAGAGGAATGGGACGCCAAATCCTCTGTTCCTGGTGCACGTCTTGTATATAATAAGGGATTCAATCCACCTACACCTGTACAGCCTATGCAATTAAACTCAGCTTTCTATGATATAGCTACTAAGGGAGAACGTGATATAGAGGAAGGTCTCGGAGTATCTCCATTTAGTATGGGAACTGAAGTACCTTCACATATACCTTACCGTGGTTTATTGCAATGGGACGAGGCTTCAACACGTAGAATCCGTGCATGGGTAACCAACGTATTAGAGCCTGCCTTAGAACAGTTTGGTAAAGTTCTTACTCAATTTGCTCAATATCACTATGACACCGAGAAGGTAATACGTCTTGTAGACCCAGACACAAGTAATATCGAGGAATATAAGATTAACGTGCCTGTATATGATTCTTTAGGCTCAGTAGTATCTCGCTATAACGACTATCAGTCAACACGCTTTGACGTAAGAATAGTATCCGGCTCTACCTTGCCAAAGAATAGACGTATGGAAGCTGCTGAAGTTATGGAATATTATAAACTTGGAGCTGTTGACGATATAGCTTTACTTGCTGCATCAAGTATACCAAATAAGGAGGCTATCATAGCACGTAAATCAATGTACTCACATCTGAAAAGCATGAATGATGCTCTTGAGCAGCAGGTCAAAGAAATGGCCGGAACTATAGAAACACTAAAACGCCAGTTAGTACAGGCCGGTATTAAAGTCCAAGTCAAGGAAGCTGACGCAGAACTTAGCAAGATAGTAGCTGACCATAAAGCAGCTCTTAGAGCAGCCGAAGCTCGCTATAGAATGGAGCTGCGTACAGCAGGCTCTGAGGCAAAACGTGTCGTAAAGGAGGCTAAAATTAATAAAGCTAAGAAAGAATAAACTAAAATAAATAAATTAAGTTTACTTGACATACGCTTAATACGTATGTATATTGTGTTAGTACTAAATGTTTAAGTAGTATCTTATAATAGGATACTACAGAAATCTTAAGGAGGTTAATATGACAGCAATAACGGATAAAGGTGATGCCCAAAAGGTTACACCTCCCGTAACAACATCGACTGGAACTGGTGATGACAGCACCAAAAGTGCAGGAATAATAACACCTGAGCCAGTTAAAGACGGTGACAAACAGAACCAGTACACAACTGAAGAACTGTTAAAGCTGTACTCCGAGTCTTCAAAAGAGGCTAAGAGATTATATGCTTTAACGAAAGAGCAGGAAGCCAAGCTCAAAGAATTCGAGAACGCTATAGAACAGATGTCAAACAAGTATCAGGAAGTAGAACCTTGGCTTAAAGCTCTTGAAAACCCTGATTTTGTTAGATACATTAGCAATTATGACCCCCAAAAGGGGACTGCTGATGTAAAACCCGATAGTACTAATTACGGTCTTGGCGATAATTTTGAGGATTTTGAACCACGTGATATGTGGAATCCTACTACGCCATCGGGAAAATTCTTTGCTGACGCTGTTGCGAAACAGGTCAAAGATATTCTTAACCAAGAATTATCTGTACGTGATGAGCAGGCAAAGGAGGAAAAACTTAGAGAAAGAGCTGCTGTAGAAATAGAACGTCAGATTGATGACTTTGTCAAAGATAATCCTCACATTAAACGTGAAGATGTAGAAGCTGCTTTAGAAGCTGCCAAAAGCAGACCACTTACAGTAGCTGACATCTATTATACAATTAATAGAGACAAAATAAATGAGGAGATAAGACGTTCTACCTTGGAAGAGGTACAGAACAAACGACTGAAAACAGTCGCCACTCCGTATCCGTTAGCAGTTGCTGCCTCTGATGGTGATGATGATAAAGCTCCGCCAGACCGAATGTATGATATGTTGGCCAGAAATTTGAATGTAATGGGTATTACACCAGAGGCTATCTAAACCGATTGTAGCCTCCTTACTAATACCCTAATAAGGAGGTTAATATGACTACACCTTACACTTCTTCGGACTTTAACGTAACAGATAATGACGCTACGTTAAATGTTGGAGACCTTAGGCGTGGGTATGCGTTTACATCTGCAAAACTTGCAACACTTAACGTAAACCAGGATAAGCTGTTCCATATTCTTGCGACTATGCGTAATGAGCCTACTCCTGATTCCCAGTTTAAGATTCTTGAGGAAAGACCATTCCATTGGCGTAGATATGGTTATGTAGTAGCACATAAAACATGGACGGGTTCAGGTAGTGTTCCCGTAAGTGGCTATTCTGCTACTGCTGATATTTCTGCCCACAGCCTGGAAACCGCTGGAAGCTACGTAGCCCTTAAAGTAGGTACTGACTATAAGTCTGAGGGTAATGTAGGAAACATCTTTGGACAGTCAAACAATAAGGTTGCAGTAGGTGATGCTGGTACATTACCCGTATTTTTTACAAAGAACCAGAATATTAAAGTTTGTACTTCAAGTGCTGTAGATGACTTACTACCTGACGATTACTTTATAGCTAAAGTATTAGATGTTCAGACATCAGGTAACTATGCTTATATTGGAGTTGAAATAGTTCGTCCACTTGCTGACGCCAATAATAAGTACTTGTGTTCATTTACAGATGCCACAACTCCAATATCTAATACATACGCTTATGCCCACGGTACTACAGTAGGCGATACCAAGAAAGCACTTGATGGTATGAAACTTACTATTGTAGGTAATGCTTACGCTCCTGGTAGTGGTCTCCCTGATTACTACAATGACCAGCCATTCTCAACCCGTTATGGCTATACTATGATTTTGAAATGTGCTTACGGTATGGATAATACTGCTCGTGCTACAGAATACAAGATAGTCAAGAACGAGTTTGAGCGTAACTGGACTCGTACCTTAATGGCGTTTAAATGGGATATTGCTAATGAAATCTACTTCTCTACACTTTATAGAGAATCTGATGGAACTCAGCATACCCAAGGAATTGTTGATTGGGCTATAAACTACGGTAATGTATTCCAGATGGATTCCACCAAGTCAGAAGATGATTTCATAGAAGATTTCTCCACACTGCTTGACCCAAGATTTAATCCTATTAGCAATTATCTGTTTGTAGTTCCTACTTACTGGTTTAATTTCTTCTTCAAACTTGGAACAGGCGGATACAACTACAATACTCTGATGCTTGGAAACGCTACAGATAATCGTGGTGCTCTCTATGGTATTAACTTCGCAGGTAAAGCAAGAATAGGTAATGCTCAGATATTCCAGTACAGTACATATCATGGTACAATAAACGTTATGGAAGATATTCATTTGAACGGTACTCCTGTAAAGATGCTTGCTATTCCTATGAATAACATCAAGTATCGTCCTCTTAAAGGTAACGGAATTGACCGTGACGTTTATATCATAGAAGGTATTCAGACTCTTGAGAAAACAGGAGTAGATGCCTATGTAAACCATGGTATTGTTGAGTTTGGTATTGAGACTGTATTGCCTGAAACTTGGGGAATCTGGTTATAATAAAGCCCAATTAAGGAGGTTATTATGGGTAACGTTTATCTTGACGGAAAGAATGGATTTGCTATAGATGAGGATAGGCTGGCTGATTTTACAGTCTGCCCTCGGATTAGTGCTGAAGTTGCCCTGGACGCTACAGGAACTACTAACTTGATAGAAGTTCCGCCAGGGACATTAATTACTAAGGTAGCATTGTGGAATAACAGCGATACCGCACTTGGTGGAGCTGCTGATGTAGATGTCGGACTCTCAGGAGATACCGATAAATTCATCGACGGCCTTGCAGAGCTCGTAGCTAACGATATAACAATATCTTCAACCGGAGCTTATACCGCAAATGGTGATACGGTTTCTATTACAGTTAATACTGCTGCTGCTGCTGGCTCTACTGGTAAAGTGTTGGTATGGTATACACATCCTTAATATAGTATTGGTGTGAATGACGTAGGGCATTTTATCTTAAAATACCCACAAAGCCGCGATGACCTGACTGATTTTAAGTCAGACTTTTATAACGCTCTACGTCATATCACCAATATTTTTAATAGAGTGAGTAAATTATGGCAATTGATTTAGATACAAGAGTTACTCAGCTATCAGGTAGCATAATTGTAGACTCTAATACATTACATCAATGGTATGTTGATGCAAGCATCGATATTATCAATAGACTTAAAGTTATTAACCCAGCGGAGCTTAATAACTTTGGTACTACTACATACGATATTACTGATGCCTCTGGAGTTGTAGTATTTGACTATGGTGGTTTAGGCGGCATAGACCTATTATATGTATCACGTAATGGCTATATCTGTACTAAGATACCTGTTACAATGAAACAGAAGGCTGCCGACCCTAACTCTATATATTATGCTACTAAGAAGCACCCAGTATATTATGTCGAGAATAGCCGTGTATATGTATTACCTACACCTACATCGTCTGAGACTGCTTCGGTAGTAGTGCTCGATACACCAGACTATCTGCCAGTATCAAGTACAGAGGATATACAAAATGTTCCTGATAAGTTTAACTACTTAATAGTCTTATATGCCGCTATGCAGAATGCTTTGAGCCATATCAGCAATATATCTATACAATCAGATATTACAGTACCGAGCGTTCCAGTATTTGATGGCTTATCTACTACAAGTCAGTCATTACCTACTATGGAAACAGTAGATAGACTTGTATTACCTGTATCACCTGATATAACTGATATAGATTTTAGTGAAGTTGACTATACTCCAGTATTCGTACACCCTGTAGCAATATCGCTGCCTACACTTTCATTAGGTGATGACCTTACAATAGCTTCATTTACGCAGACAACTATTGCACCTACTCCTCCAAGTATAACAATAGGTGATGGAACTGTAGCAGAATTTGATACTCCTCCTACATTTAATCCGCCCGTATTGACTTTATCTGATGCTCCTTCACCTACGAATATTACATTGCCGTCGTCTCCTTCAATAGACTCTTATATTACTGTAACTGAGTCTCTGCCTACTTGGACTGTTGTGAGTGCACCTACTCTGCCTACTGCCCCCGCTGATGCGGATATAGATTTCTCGTCTATACCTTCTACTCCGAGCTTTAGTCCACCCTCATTATTGGTATTGCCTGCTGTACCTGATATTGATATTAATGTTACTAAGAGCCTATCAAGTATAGCATCAATAGGTGATATAACCTTGCCTGCATTGACATTGCCGGAAAGTCCAACAATTCCAGCTTTGAGTGTAACTGCCACAGTCCCGACTACTCCTTCAGACCCTAACTATACTGATTATGGTGTAATAAATATTAGCCACTCACTACCAACATACAATGCTCCGACTCCTCCTACATCATTTAGTACGTTAATGTCATCTACTGATACCTATATAGATACTGATGAAGATATTGAATTGGCTACAGCTAAACTAAACCAGTTAAAAGAGGATATAGACGCTTATATATCAGATATTAAGAAAGAGCTTGATAGATGTAATACATCAATAATGTCTTATAAGGCCGAAATAGATTATGGTATAGCTGATTCAAGTAGACAACTCACATACGAGGATAAGGAATATTTAGCTAAACTCTCTAAATTTAGTACTGATATTAGCAGGTATCAAGCTGAGATTAATGAGCAAGTAGCTGAATATGTCAACACCTATCTGAATGGGACACTTAAAGTATGGGAAATACAGACTCAGGCTGCTATTGCCGAATATCAAGCTAAGGCAGGAGCTGAGATACAGAAGTATGTAGCTGAGTCTAAGGCCGGTACTGCCGAAGTAGAAGCTCTGATATACAGTACTGAATTGCAGAAAGAATCCGCTACTAATACCCTTAAACTGCAAAAATATAGTGATGTTGTTGCAGCTAAGATAAATGAGTATAAAGCTGAGCTTGATAAAGCAGTAAATGAGTATACAGCTTCATTCAAGAATTGGGAAACTGAAATTACTAAGGCTATAAGTACTTATCAGGTTGAAACAGGATATGACCTTAGTAAGTACTCTGCTGAGGTGCAGGCCGTACTTGGCGAACATTCAGCCAATCTTAATAACATGGTACAAGAGTTTAGAGCTGGACTTGATAAGTATATCACTGACTTACAGTACGTAAATACCAATAATGATAGAGTCCTAAACAAATATCTGGCAGACATTAACAAGTATAATATTGAGGTTAATAGCACACTACAGAAATGGTCTCTGGAAAATATACAGTCAGCACAGACTAATTGGATTACTCAGAGACAGACTGATATTAGTAAATTCCAGCTTGATATTCAGAATGCCTTAAATGAATTCAATGAAGCTAATACTCAGTATCAGGCAGATATACAGAAGAAAATACTTGAAGCTACTAACTCAATGACAAGTGATATTGAAACAGTACGAGCAGAGCTTAATAAATACTCCGAACAGTTAGCTCAGTATCAGATTGATGTTAACACCGAGCTTCAAGAGTATCTACAGAAGGACGTTCAAACTGCATTATCTAAGTGGGTAGAAAAGCGTAGAAATCTTCTTGACGAGTTCAGGATTAAGTCCGATAATGCTATTAACAAATATAACAGCGAGCTTAACGAAGCCATTAATAAGTACCAGCTCGATATTCAGGTATGGGCTAAACAGATAGATAAAGCATTAAATGACTATAGTATCAAAACAGGCCTTAACGTTGATGTATACAAAACTGAAGTACAGGCCATTATTAGCAAGCATACTGAAGATATTAACAACGTAGCTGCTACCTTCAATGCAGAACTTAGTAAATACACCGCCGAAATTAATAAGATAGATGCAGAGAATAAGAATAAACTTGCTGAGTATGCTGCTGATATTCAGCTATTTAATGGCCGTGTAAATGCTGAAGTAAGCAAGATGCAGCTTAATCTTCAGAAAGTAAATATAGAGCAGGCTAAATATACAGAACTTTATAGGTCATTACGTACACAGTATGAACAAGGCTTCTTGCCATTCCAGATACGGAATGATAGAGGCTATCAGTCTATAAATCCAATATTATGAGGTAGTTATGTCAGATGTAGTAAGATATAGTATAAGTGTTGAGCCAAGAGAGGAACTGACCACAGAGAATGGAGGTACAGAAGTTGTACTTGCCAGTGAAGTTAATAAAGTCCTTGGTGGTAGTGGCAGTGCCGTAACAACTGACTATTCAGGTACAGCAGTCAACCAAGGCTATAAGGACGGCTCAGTAAATTATTTAGAATGTACAGATGATGCTGCTGTAGCAATATCTACTGAGGCTACTGCTTCGTTTGTGTTTATAAAGAATACGGGCTATACATATAGTTCGGCTACAGCATTAGGTGCAGCTTCATCTAATAGTGTCAAGGTAACCATAGTAAACAGTACTACTACCTTGTTGGGTATTCTTGACGCTGGTGAGTGTATGGTATTTAAAGATGATAATGCTGGAATCGACTGTACTAAGATATTTGTACAGACTGTAACGAGTTCTGGTGGGGCAGTAACTGACGACCATCTTGCAGTAGAATACTTGGTAGTTGATTAATTGAGGTTACAATGAGTAATTCTGTAAGGGCTAAAATAGGAGTATATCCAGTAGAGATTCTTGCTGATAACGATGGTAACACTCACGAAATACCAGCAAGTGAGGTTAATCATAACTTATCAGGCGAGCTTACTGTATCCTTAGAGTATCCATTTACAGGACGTTATGATTACCAGGGATATAAAGACGGCGAACCCTATTACATAGAAGCCACAAGTAGTGCTCACACTAATCCGTTACATGAAGCTACAGCATCATCAATACTTATAATTAATACCGGTTATAAGTATAGCAGTTTTTCAGAGCTTGGTACACTTAATGATGGCACACTGCTTGAGATAGCAGTAGATGGAGTAGTAATAGCAAGACTTAACAAGGGTGAACCGATATTGCTCAAAGACGCTAACGCATTATTGGACTGTACCGATATATCAATGCGTACAGTAAAATCGGATGGAACTGTGGATACCTCATTAGATTCATTGGCTGTAGAGTTCTTGGTTACTCACGTACCTGACGGGTTGTATGGCCTTGTTGAGACAATACTTCTTGAATTAGGAGCGTAGTTATGGCTACATGGACTAAAGATAACATAGTAATACCTGTTGTATCAACTACAATTCCTTCCTACGTGAAAGTTGTAAGGGAGGATTTAACATATCCTGCTGATGCAGTATCATGTACTCAGACCACTAAATCTGTAAGTAGGTGGATTCCTGATACAGACTTGGATACAGAGTATGAATACGTTGTATACGTTGATGATATTGAGGTAGGACGT